TCATTTCACAATCCGCATAGTACCTTGTGAGCGCACTGTGGGTGCAAACAGGCGCCGCTTGGTGTGCTTCTGCAGTTTCCGCATGATCTCGTCCGTCGCCCGCATGGGCTGCTCGAGGTAGTCCGGATCGAAAGTCTCGTACCAATCGGTCGTCTTCGATCCCTCTTTCACCAATGGCCGAGCCACTTTGACCGCTGCTCTTTCGAGACGGGGAACGAGGCACGTCTCAGGTTGGTGGCCATGAAGTGGCGCAATGTGTAGCAGGTCATTTCGGGCAGATTTACACCTTTGGTGCCTCCGTCTCCGACCGGCTTTCCTATCTTGTTGAGCCGCTTTTCAACCGTGTCCTGATACTGCCTGATCGGCTTTTGATCGTTCCAGTGCTGAAACCAACCTGCCAGATTTGTCGTCATGCGGATGACCGGCCGGCGCTTGCGCGTCTGCCGGCGGCCGGGCGGGTTTAGGTCGATCGTTCCGTATTCGAAGTTCACCTGCTTGGCGATATCGAGATCGAAGATCGCCTCGTTTCGTGCGCAGGTATTGAGCATGATCACCACGAAGCGGAAATCGTCCTCCTCTTCGATCGAATCGATCCACCGGCCGAGATCCTGATAGGTCGGGATATAGTCCCTCGGCTTCGAGACGATACCACCGACGTGGTCGGCGATCTCTTCCTCGTTGCAGAAGACTGGGACCGAGCCATCGAGCAACTGCACCTCGTGATCCTTGCCATCGAGCTTGATGACCTGCGGCACGGCGGCATAGTTGATCGCCGCTCGCACCGAGATCATATAGGTGCAGATTGACTTCGGCGTGATCTTCGCGGTCTCGGCGATCTTTTCCCAGCACCGCTGCTGCCGGATGCGGGTGAGGTCTGCAACCACGGGCGAGGGGATACCAATTTCCTTGAAGGCCCCCAGGATCAGCTCGGCCGCTCGCCGTGCCCCAGCGAGCTGCTTGGAACCTTTCGGTTCGGCGTAATTGTCCTGATAGTGCATCAGGACGTCAAAGAGGTAGACCTCGGAGGGCGCCTTCTTTGAGGGCGCCCCGTTACCGAGTAACTTTATGAGCTCTTCTTTCGCCTGCTCGATATCCGCTCCAGGTAGAGCTTTTCTCTTAACGCGTCGGCTTCCGTCATCGTACCAGTAGCGATAGAAGCCGGCTCGTCCCGGCTCCTCTCCGATCCACTGGCCGCGGTACTCGAAGAGCCCTCGGTCTGATCGTTGTTTTCGCATTCCATCTCCTGAGTTATTGCGATCGCGAGATCTGCCTTGGGATAGACAATCTTCCCCTCCTTGCCGGTGAAGGCGCGGATCGCGCGTTTGCGCCGCCAACGGTTCAGGATCTGGGCACTTAGCCACGGATAGGCATCCAGAACGTGATCGTGCAGAATCAGGTCGTCAAGAGATATTGGCGGCCACTCTTTGTTGTTCAGGTGATCTTCCACGCCTCGAACTCCTCAACGACGTGGCGAAGGTTCATGCCGTTCGACCTGGTGCGGTCGAGATCCTCGATGCGCTGCACGTGACAGCGCTCTACCAGCACCTTCAGCGCAGCCTCCTCGGTCTTCACCTCCAGGAATGCCCGGAACAGCGGAAGAGCGCAAAGACCTCGAGCTTCAGTTTCTTTCGGGCCCGGCCCGCTCGCCGGCTCCTGCTCAGACTTCGCTGGCCGATCGGACGCCGGCGGGGAGTCGGGACGCATATCCCGCACCTCGTCCTCGGTGGGCTCCCGCTGACCGGCCGGGTGCTCGGCGCGCTGCGCCGGCGCGACGACATCGATGACGACATAGCCGTCGGCGTCGACGCGTAGCTCGAGCTCGCGCGCCCGGCCGATATTCGGCAGGATGGCGGCGACGACCTCGGAGACCGTGAACATGTATCGTTCGACTGGGATCATGCCGGGTCACCCCGCTTTTCCAGCACCCGAAGGTAGGAGATCGTATCGCGGCAGACCGCGCGGACTTCTTTCCATGCAGCGATCCACCCATCCCGCTCGGAATCCGGGACGAGCCTGCTGGGCGGCAGATCATTGATGCGGTCGATTTCCTTCTCAGCTTCCCGCATCCGCTGTTCGTTGAACGCTACGATTTCGGCGATCGTCTTGATTCCCGATGTCATCGCTTGCCGCCTTTCTGCAGGAATTCTTCCCGCCGGCGTGTCCACTCGCCCAGCCGGTGAGCGTATTCTCCGCTTTCGGTGGCGCCGACCACCGAGCGGGTGCCCGGGGCAGCGAACACCAGAAAGGGAAAGTCGCGGATAAGGGAGGTGGCGGCGTCGAGCTGCTCGACGGCTTCGTCCAGGGCGTCGGCGAGCGCGCCTTTGCCGCCCAGGCGATTTATGCGGGCGAGGTCCTTCAACTTCTCTGCGACGGCGCTCATCTATTGCTCCGGAAATAAAAGTCGGCCATCCTCTGCAGGTGCCGGTTTGTAAGGGGTTTGAAATGGCGCTGATGGTCTGCCGAGATTGCCAGGGGAAGGTTTCCAGCAGCGCGATGGCGTGCGTTCATTGCGGGAACGTGCTGCGAATCCAGAAGCCCGGATTCCTCGGTGTCGTAGTCCGGGTGCTCTATTTTCTGTTTACGGTCGTGCTGGTAATCGTCACCTTCGGCGCTCTGAGGTACGCGCAGCCACTCGATATCCGAGCACTGATGATCCCTGTGGTGTCGTTCGGCATCTGGTTTGCGGTGTCGATCTCGTTGGCCGTGCTGCTCTACGTGACGCGACTCGGCCGCGTCGTGAGGGTCGATGGCGCCACAGAAGGCGATCCGACGGTGGCCGGAAGCGGCTGGAGCACCCAGGCTCGGAAAGAGGTGACTTTCTAAGCTCATCTGGTCATCGCCGCGACAAGTGTACGAAGGTGATGCATGGCGACTTCTCGCTCGGGCGTCTGTGCGAGAGAGTGGACCACAGCCGTTGCCGCGGATAGCAGATCTGGATCGGCAGGCGATGACGCAGCCGGCATCCACCCGATTGCTTCAAATGCCTTCACAAACGGATCGTCCGTTTCATCGCCAGAGTTATTATAGAAGGTATTCTTGAAGGCCGCGATCTGTCTGGGTGTGAGCGGGGCGCCGCAGGCTTTTGCTAGGGCTACTCCATCGTTGAAGCCTCTCCTATAGATAGAACTGCGACGGCGTTGCCCGGCCGATTTCTTTTCCATATCAGGCAATGCCGTTCTCCTTCAGGAAGTCCTCGAGGCCGATCGGCGGCTGCTCAGAGGCGGTGAAATAGCGGATGATGATTTTGTTGAGGCGGTCCCAGGCGTCGTCATAAAGGCGCTCGACACGCTGCCACTGCGGCGTGCGAAGCACGTCCTGATATCGATCCCGGCGGGACAGCTTGAAAAGCAGGTTCGATCGCCGGTTCAACTGCTTGTGCCGAGCCTGCATCTTCGCTGGCATCTGCTTCCAGCATCGCTGGCAAATGATATGCCGGCAGCCGGGATATCGCTCAGCCGCCGCCGTGCGCCGGCAGAGCGGGTTGATGCAGGGGATCCGCGCGGATGTCATAGTGGCGGCACCTCGCCGACGTAGAGCATGACAGGCGGGTGACCTATTCCGAGCACGCGCAGGATGATTGGCGCACCGGCGACGATTGCTGCGATCTCGGCCGGGTCGGGGATCCACGCCGTTTCCATCGCCGGCGTCTCGGGACCGTTGACGGTATCGTTCGTGACGATGTCCCGCAGCGGGAGGCCAAGATAGCCCTGGGATTTTCCGATAATGCGAGTGTGCCCCTGGATAATTCCGATCTGCATCAGATTTTCCTCCCGTTCTGCAGGTCTTGCTGTGCGATGGTGTCGCGCACCTGCGAAGCTATGATCGGGGCGCAGATCTCGCAGACGAAGGCCGTCCGAAGACTGTTGGCGATCAAAACCCTGCACTTGCCGGCAGACGTGCCGCAGAAGGAACAGGCCGGGTCCTGAAACACGTCGGTCGGGGATGCGTCGATGGAACTGGCGAACTCAGCCATGGTGCCTCCCAAACTCGGCTTCAGCAGCCGCCCGACGGGCAGGCCGCATCTTCACGACGGCCGCGGCCTCATCCAGCTTGCGCCGGAACTCCATGGCCTCGTCGTCGCGTTCGTGGGGTAGGGTGAGGTAGGCGCTCCACGCCGCCTCGAGCATTCGAACGACCACGCGTTCGGAAACCGTCAGGTCCTTCATCGTCACCTCCAAGGCATTTCGAATGGGATGTCATCGTCGAGGTCGCGCGAGAAGCCGCCACCGGATCCGCTGCCGCCATAGTTGCCGTAGCCGTCATTGGCGCCGGCGCCGGCCGATCGACCGCCGCCGTTTCCGTTGCCTCGGTTGGATCCGCGATCGTCACCACGACGATCGCCGCCACCATTGTCATCGCGGCCGGAAAGCATGAGCAGTTTGGCATCGAACTGCAGGATGACCTCGGTCACGTACCGATCCTTGCCGTCCTGGTCCTGCCACTTGCGCGTCTGAAGCTTGCCTTCGATGTAGACCTTCGAGCCCTTCCGCAAATATTGCTCGCAGACTTTGGCGAGGCCCTCGTTCCAGACGACGATATTGTGCCAGTCGGTCTTTTCCTTTTTCTCGCCGGTGGTGCGGTCGCGCCAGCTTTCTGAGGTGGCGAGGTTAAAGTTGGCGACGGCGTTGCCGCTCTGGGTACGACGGATCTCTGGATCCGCACCAAGGTTGCCGAGCAAGCAGACTTTGTTCAGGGAGCCGGCCATCAGTGCAGCCCCCCGGTCTTCTGGCGATGGGAAATTTCATTCATATGTCTGGCGATCTCATTGTAGAGCTGGAAGCCGAAGTTACCCGCGCACGCGCCGCAAGCGCCGCCTTCGTGCTCGGACTGGATGATTGCGTTGCAAAGACGCGGAAGAAGGATCAGAAGATCAGCGCGCAGATCCTCGGGGTTCGCACCGGACGCCCCGGCCTTCAACAGAAAATCCTCGAACGCGTGCTGAAGGTCGGCGCCGGCTGGAGTGAATGTCGTGAGGGGATGCGTCTTTGCGATCTCGGCAAGGAAGGTGAGCCAATCACTCGGGGTGCGGGGAGGGTTGCTCATTGGCCGATCTCCTGAAGGGCTTCCTGCTTTGCGCGCGACAGTTCTGCCATCGCCTCCTGCGACCCGCCCGGCGTGTCGGGGTGGCGCGATTTTGACAGCGTCCTGAATCGTCCCTCGATGATCTCTTTGGTCGGGTGCCCAGAAGCGATATCGAGAACGTCGCGCCAACTGCGGTGGCCTGGCGCTGGCAGCGCCAGCAGCCCGGTGAACGTCGCCTTCACGATATGCAGGCCGCCGTGGCGCAGCTCGGTGCGCCGGCCGTCGATGATGTGATAGATGGCCTGGACATTGTCCTCGACCTTCGGATAGCGGTCGACGGCGATGCAGACCGACATGCCGTCCCAGGTAAACCAGACGGCGACGCCGGGATCCGCCGGCCGGTCGACTCCGAGCGTGACGTTCGACGAGATCGTGATACCATCAACCTTCTTGCCGGAGTCGGTGGCAAAAAGCTGGAGCGAGCTGCGCACGTTCTTCAGTGCCGCCGGCAGGCCCGTCTTGAACTTCGAGGCCGCCTTGTTCTTCGTCCTCGGGATATTGTGCGGCCAGGTGAGGGGATACGCCGTGGGGCTCATGTCACATCACAATCGTTAGAGTTTCGGAGGCCCGGGTGATGCCGGTGTAGAGGTGGCGGCCGCGATCGGCCCCGAAGGTCGAGCTTTCGTCAAAGAGGCAGACGTGGTCCCACTGGCTGCCCTGCGATTTGTGGACAGTCAGGGCATAGCCAAAGTCGAACTGCTGCGTGCCGCGCAGATCTTTCCAGTCGACCTCGTGGCCGCGCCCCTGGAAGAATTCCTCGCGGACGCGCACGTCGACGGGGGCGGCGTTGTCGAAATCGAGGGATTTGACAGACATGCGCACGCACCGGTCGTTCAGCGATCCCTTGGACCGTTGGTTAAGCCCCAAGACCTTCCAGAGACCGCCGTTGAAAATGCCAAGCGTGGAATCGTTCTTGAGGGCGACCAGTGTGTCGCCGGCTTCTGGCATCTGCGTTTTGTAACCGGCCAGCGCGCGGAGGCGATCGTTGTAGGCGGTTCGCGTCCGGTTGACACCGACCAGGATCTGATCGTGAGCCAGAACGATTTCGGACGTCACATCGCCACGTCCAATGATCCGGAGCGAACCATAGTTGCCGTATTTCAGCGAGCGGCCTTCCCGCACCGCCGTCGCGGCGCGCAGGATCGGGTTCTCCTGCGCTTGCCGGTGGATCTCGGTCAGCATCACGTCCGGGTCGGCGTTGGTGAAGAAGCCGCCGCCCTTGACCGGCGGCAACTGCGCCGGGTCACCCAGGACGAGAACCGGAATACCAAAGGACAGCAGATCTTTGCCGAGGTCCTCGTCGACCATGGAGCACTCGTCGATGATGAAGAGCTTGATGCCCTGCAGTTCGAACTTCGGCTTCAGCTTGAAGGACGTTCTGCCAGTATTTTCGTCGAGGTCGAAGTTGTAGATGGTGGAGTGGATCGTGGTTGCGTTCTCGCAGCCGTTCTTCCGCATAACCATCGCGGCCTTCCCGGTGAAGGCCGCGTAATGCACGCGGCCGTCGACCTGATCAGCAAAGTGCCGGGCGAGGGTGGTCTTTCCAGTTCCAGCAAAACCGAAGATACGGAATACCGGCCGATCGGCGGAGGCATAGTAGAACCACCCGGCGACGGTATCGATGGCGGCGGATTGAACGGGCGAAAACTGCATTTCAGAAACCCCGATCCCAGGAACTCGAGCGGGGGCGAAGTGCCGGCACCGACGGCCTCGTGGCGGTCCGGCGGTTGATCTCATTCTGAGCGGCGGTCTTGACGCCCTTGCGCATGTCGCTGCCGACAATGAACTTCAGGTAGGAGTCGGGAATTTCAGTGAACCGGCTCCCCTTATGGACGCCAAAGGGCATCTTAAGCGGGACAGCGCCCGGGTCGGAGAGAGCAAGCATCTCTTCGAACGTCAAATGCTTGATCAGTTGCAGGAAGATGCCCGCGGACACGGCCGCGTCGTAGCCGGCACGATGAGCATCACCATCGACCGTAATGCCAAGAAAGTCCTTCAACGTCTCGTTCTTGTGGTTCGGCGCCTGTGGCCAGACATAGCGAGCGCATTCGAGGGTGCAGATCCATGGCAGTGCCGAGCGCACAAACTGCTTGTCGAACGCTGCATTGTGGGCGCCGAGAACCGCAGCTCCGCGTGAGAGAAATGCGCGGGCTTCATTCGGGTACATACCGTCGATAACCATGTCATCGGTGATGCCGTGGATTTCGGTGCATTTTGCCGGGATCGGGTGGCCTGGATTGACGAACCTGCTCTGGTGTTCACCTTCGATCTTCCAGCCATCTGGATAGAGAACGAAGTCGACCCAACCGATTTCGCACATCTCAGCGCGCGGCGGAAAGCCTGTCGTCTCGGTATCGCAAAGGCGGAAAACAGAGAGAGGGGCGATATCCATATCAGTTGCCCTCCTCATCGAAGCCTTCGAGCCAGGCTGTCGTCAGCGCCTCGTCCTTCTTGAATTCGGCGGGAATGGCCTTGCGGCTCATCTCCTTGGCGCGGGCTTCCCGGCCGGCGCGATATGCGGCGGCTTCCTCTGCTGCCGCGTCTTCGGACTGATCCCCGTCACCACCGTCGTCGCGGTTGTCTTGGTTGCGCCGGTCATCGCTCCGCTGGTTGTCGCGGCGCTGCTGGCGCTGCTCGGCCGGCTTGCGCTCGGAGTTCTTCCGCTGCGCCGGTTCCTTCTCCCCCTGCTTTTCCCCAAGCTTTTCCATCGGCATCGAGGATCCGGACTGGTCGGTGATGCCGACGAGGGCGTCCAGGCGGTTGCCTATGCCACGCGGCCGTGCACCGGCCGGTGTGATGTCGCGCGCTTGAGCCGCGAGGTCGTAGAGGAAGTTGTCTCGATCGAGCAGCGGAGTGATCTCGCGCGAGAAGGGCAAACGCTTGGAGAGGTGCCGGAAGACGGTCTTAAACGCCATCTCCTCCCACCAGTCGGCCCACGGTCCGCTGTCCTTGTTTTTAGAGGACTGTCGAACCTTCTCGATATCTGTGGATCGCATCGTGTCGACGAAGCAGCCACCGGCTTTCATTACCACCTGCGCATAAATGCGGCGGATGACTTTCCTGTCCTGCTCTTCTGCCTCCTCGTGAAAAAGGTGCTCGCCGTCATCATCCGTCCACGAGCGGAACTGGTCGCCGCCGTAGACGATGCCGACTGTGGCGCTTTTCACCAGGCCGGTGTTGTAGACCTTACTGAAGATGCCACGGATCATCGGCATCCACTGGACCTTCTTGATCCAGATATCCTTGCCGTTCTCTTTGATCTTGGTGTTGTAGACCACCATCGCGCCTTCCTTTTTGTCGGGCATCAGCCCGTCAATTGCGGCGGCGAGGGCGGCTTCGAAGAAGGAAACCCGATCGGCGAGCAGTAGGTTGGCATCGCCCATAGCGGCTCGGATCAGGGTTGCCTTGAACTGCTCCGGCGTGATGTGGGACGGGAGGGCCTCAGCGAAACTGCCAAGCCTCTTCTCAAGTTGGTCCCGAAGCGTCTGGACGTTCGGATCGTTCGAAATAGCTACGTCGTTCATGGAGGGCTCCGATCAGCGGAAGGAGGTCTTGGAGTCGCGGAAGATCCGGACGCCGGGCAGGGGCTTGCGGTCCTGGTTTGCCTGCGCGTAGGCGCGGCAAAACTTCTCGAAATCAGCAAGTTTGATGAATGGGCGGAGCTGCTCGAGCGGGATCTTGTCGCTATCGATCACTTCAGCGGTCCAACGGCCGCTGGTGCTGACGGTCCCAGCTTCAGTGCGAGTGGGGCTGGTACCAGCCTTGACGGCCTCGCGAGCAGCTTTCTGTGCGGCTTCTTCCAGCACAGCAGCCTCGTTCATGACGACGTCGCCTAGAACGGAATGCTCTGCGTTCTGTGCCTCCTCGAGCTTGGCGGCGGCTTCCTCCTGGGCGATCCGAGCGCGCTCCGCTGCGTCGCGTGCTTCCCGCGCGCGCTTCTCCCGGTCGTATTCCCCAACCTTTTCGGCGAAAGCACCTTTGATGCGATCCGCCCGGGTCCCCGCCACGTTGAAAAAGCCGTTGATGGTTTCGATGTCGTCGCGCAGCGGCTTCGTGGTGGCGAGACGTGTGTCCCCGATTTCCTTCACGAGCTTGCTGGCATCCTTGCCGATCTCGATCAGCGGCAGGATATCGTCGTCGCCGTTGAGGCCCTTCTCGTCGGCGACGGCTTTCGCCGCGTTCGCCCGATCGGCAAGCGACTGGACCTTGTCGAGAAGAGCCTTGTGGTCAATCGCCAGCCGGTCGGCGAGCGGGGGCATGTTGTGGCCGATGCCGGCCACGTCAGAAGCGTCCATTGCTTTGATCCTTTAGTTTGATGCGGATGGCGCGTTGTGCGGCGCCGTCGGCGCGCACGACGGTTGGAGCGAGGATCTCAAAGCGCCGGGTGGTCGCGACCTCAGCCGAGCCGAGCGCATAAAGGATCTGCGCGCGGAGCACGTCCTCGCGCTTCTGCAGCTCCCGCCGCTTGGTGCGCGTGTCCTCGAGATTGCTGGCAAACAGGTCGACAGTCTCGTCGGCCGTGAGGTCGATCCGCTTTGCCTCGGTCCAGCGGTTGACGTCGAGAACGGTCGAGCCGTCCCGATCCCAGTCCACAGGCGGATGCTCTCCGACCTGAGTGATGCGCCAGAATTCGGAAGCGGCGCCGAGAAGCGCCTCCCATACTTGGGCATGGAGAGGGATGTCGATGACTTCCATCTTGATGCCGCGACCGACAACAAGAACCGCCACCGCCGCCCAGGCGGCCCCGGTCAGCTTTGCCTCGACGATCGCCTGGACGGCGATCCAGAGCGGAACCTCAACTTCGCGGGATTCCGGATCGATCCAGTTGTCGCGAAAAGCTTCCTCAGACGAGGTCTTGAACTGCACGATGCCGCGACCGCTTATGTCCGGCCGATATGCGAAGGAGTCCGGCGTAGCGCCGAGCTTCAGACCGCGATCGAGGTAAAAGGCGTTATCCGCCCTGTAATCGATCGTCCATGTCGGACGCTCCTCGCGGAGCATCTGTACAGCGACCGGCTCAAGCAGGCGGCCGCGCCGCATCGCTTCGTTTTCTTCGGTGCTCTCTTCGAGGCGGCCGGACTTGAGCGCCCAGAGCTGATAGGCCGTCGTATAGGGGTGGCACTGTAGGAGCGCGCCGGCGACGGAAGCGGTTACGAAGCCGCGGCGGAGTTCAAGCCAGTCGGCGCGATCGCCAGGCAGGATGCATTCAACCGACATCGGCAGTCTCCCGGTCCTCGAAGACGGCCTCGATCATTTGAAGTCGGTTGCGGAAGATGGCTTCGTCGACGAGGTCGCGCTCGCGCTCGGTGAGCGCAGCGCCGGCGGACCATTTGCGAATGCAGGCGGCGACGGTTAGGCGCGAACGGGCTCCGATTGAGACCGGCACGCTATCCGGCATTTTGTCGCCCGGTTTGAAGTCATCCATGGGAAGGTTTCCGCTCGTTCCAATGGCTGCTTTTGGAAGCGGCCAATCCGATGTTGAGCGGATAATTGCGATTATCGCGAATTAAGTCAATCGATAAATTGCGAATATCGCGATTTTGACGCACGGATGGCCGATCGCCTTCGCACGCGCGCGCGGAATTATATTTTATAAATATCGATAGGGGTGGCCCTACAGGCCACCCCCCTAATAGGTATTCGATCTATGATTTGAATTAGCTTCTGAGCGAGAAATCGCGCGTAAGGGTTTTCAAATCTCTCGATCTGGCAGCAAGCCTCCAGACAACCAGCGCAAGAAATATCTGAGCAGGTACCAATAGTTAATCCGTGGGAGACAAAAACGAATCACTTTGGACTCGACTCCCGTGCAGGTTCCTGCTTTTCTTGCCATGAACGAAATAAGAACAACCATGGAGTTTTGGATGCCGCGCTCGCCAGTTGATCACCCGGACGCGATGAGGCTAGTTGTTGAGTTATCAAGCCTTTACGTGGCGTGCGACGACTGTGGGCACTCTCGAATCCTGCAGCAGGAGAACCTGATCCAGGCGGCCGAGCTGGGCGTCCACAATTACATGCAGCTATGCCGGAAGGTTCGATGCAGCGAGTGTCCTAAACGGCCTCCCGCCTTCCGCAACTTGACCATCCGTCCTACCTGGGTGTGCGAAGGGATGCTTCAGAGCATCGCCTGAAATACAACTTTGTGGATCGCCAGAACCTTGCTGTTGTCCAGGTTGATTTCGTTATCCTCGCCCTCGTCCGGATTGTGCTGCCATAGACGCAGAGCCCCCGCCGACCGAGATACGAATTCCTTGATGTAGCTTTCCCGCCCATCGACCTCATCCGTCTTCATCTGCACAACGCAATCATCGCCTTGCCTTACCGGCAGGTGGGGATTGATCCAGACCGTCTCACCAGGCTTGAAGCGGGGATGCATGGACGTGCCGAAGACGCGCACGGCATATGCACCTTCAACTCCCTCTAGGGCGGGCGGGGTGAACACGCGGCCGACTTCAGCACCGTTCAAAACGAATCGGCCGTTGGGGCCACCAGCGGTTTGGCCGAGAACCGGGATGTAGCTGTCGGTTGGGAATTTTTGATAAACAGGCGGGAAACTTGCGTTTGGGGCAGGGCGCGACCTCGCTGAAGACGACAAGGGAGCGTCGAGCCATTGCGTCATTCCATCGAAGCCTGGAGGGAGTTCGTTGAAGTAGCGAGCGCTCGCCTCGATCTCTTCGAGCTTTAGCGCCCGGCGTTTCTTTGGATCCGGACTTTCCAGTTCGATGGAACGGGTGACTTTGTCAGGTGTCATCCCGATCGCTTTGCCGAACGCGGCTTTAACGCCGCGCGGCTCTAACTTCGCGGCAAGCCATTGTTTTACGTCGTGTTGTGGATCGCTCATGCGGCGATATTCGCGAAATACGCAAAAACTTCTATCGCGAAGTTCGCAAATTTCGCTTGACAGTAAATCGCGATAATCGCAAATATCGCGACATGAGCGAAAAATATCTCGAACCAGCCAAGTCCATCGTCGCCAAGCTCGGCGTGCAGAAGTGTGCCGAGGTTACCGGCAAGCACGTCTCGCGCGTCTATCGCTGGATGGCCTCGAAAGAAAAAGGCGGCACTGGCGGTTTGATCCCACTCGAGGATGCAACGCTCCTGATCGCTTACGCCGAGAAGGAAGGCATTACCCTGGCTCATAGTGAATTCTTTCCGACGGCTGAGGTGATCTAATGACTGCTCTCGCTTTCGACTTCGTATCATCATCTTCTCCATCGCAGGTTCATGCGAAGAGAGTGCCAAGTCTTGTTTCCAAAGTGCCGGAAACATTGACCGGCAGACTGGAAAGTCTTTCCAGCAACGATAATTCACGGGCTGCCTCCCAAGGCGACGCGGGGGAGGCTGAGTACGGCGTGTCTCCCCCGCAGGCGATGCTGCGTGAGCTCGGCAAGTTGATCGCCGACAGCCAGCCCGCCAAAGTCCTTTATCCGCTGATCGCTACCGATCTCCGCAAGTTCTCCCCCGATATCTCACTGCGCCGTGTCCGTTCGATCTTTAACGGCGAGGTATCGCGGCTGTGGGATGACGAGGCTATGGCGATCCGCCTGGCTCTGTCCGATCGGCGCAACGCCAAGGCGCGGCGCGATTTCGCGCGCGCAGCTGCAGAGATGGTGAAGAAGCTGTCAGAGCATGGTGTGCCTCTTTCTGAAAATCAGCACCGAATTGTTCAATCTCTCTCGGCCGAGGTGGCAGCATGAACGCTTATCCCGAATGGTCGAGCCTCGATAAGCAACAGCGTGTTGCCGCCATCCGCCCTTTGGCCGCCAGCGGTTTGTCGGCAACTGTGATCGCGAACAGGTTCAGAGGTGTCACCAGGAACGCGATAATCGGCTACTGCACGCGGAACGATATTGTCCTCGGTAAAGGACAGCGCAGTCCGGCGAAGAAGCCTGTCGTCGGCGTCGCTCCCAAGGTGGATCGGGAGAAGAAAAAGCCGGCTCCCGACATCATTGCCCTTGGACCCATCGCCAAGAGACGCGCCTTCGACCCTATCGAGGGTGTCACGCCCGTCTCTCTCGAGAACCTCGGTGCTCGCCAGTGCCATTGGCCGGTGAACGGCTTCAATGGCCACGAGCCGATCTTCTGCGGCGGCGCCGCATCCAATCTCTACTGCGCCAGCCATACCCGGCTGGCCTACTCACCGCATGGGCACTGAGGAGCTGACGATGGCAAGGGTACTTGAAGGCAGGAACCGCGCAAATCCGAGCGAGATGGCGTCCTTCATCGACAAGTTCGAGGAACTCGAGAAGGAAATCCTTCGCGAGAAGATGAGCTACATGGAGCGCTGCCGGCGCATCCGCAAAGAGCAGGCTGATCTGGCCGATGATGCGAAGTCGCAGGGCCTGCCGAAAAATGTGCTGAAGGCCGTCGTCAAGGCGCGCGACCTGGAGCGCAAAGCCGAGAGCATCATGGAAGCGCTCGAGGATGATGCTCAGCAGGTCTTCAAAGATATCCGCGAGGCCCTTGGCGACTTCGCCGATCTTCCCCTCGGTGCCGCGGCCGTCGAGCGAGAAGATACCTCCGATGACGATCGCACGGCTGCGATCGTTGATGCCGTGAAGACCGACATGACCGAAGATGAGCAGAGCGCTTGGGAGGCGGCTGCACCGGCCGCCGAAAAGGCTGCTGCCAAAGTTCACTAAAATCCCAAGATTGGACGGCGCCCTCTCCTGAGCGCCGGCGACATGCCTTCGCGCAACCTCGGCATGTCGGAGCCCGACCCGAACTAGTCAGCGGGTCGGGCTTCCTAAAGCGATCGCTTCCACCGAAAAAAGAAGCCAGCGATGTCCAACGCTCCACGTATTCTGACGCTCGATCTCGCCTCCCGTTTCGGCTGGGGTTTCGGTGCAGCCGGCACCAGACCGATATCCGGCTCTCGCTATTTCACCCGGGATGGCAGCGCGCCGAAGGGCGGCCCGATCTCGAATGGCGCCAAGTTCTGGAACGCCATGCGCTTCATCTCCTGGGCGATCCAGGAGTATCAGCCGACGAACATCGTTTGCGAGATGCCGATCGCTCCATCGTCAAAGCAGGGCCAGACCTCCACTGCGGCGTTTGAAATCCTCTACGGGCTGCCGGCCGCGGTGCGCGGCATGGCTTACGGGCTTGGTGTCTACGAGTGGGAATATGCGACCCCGTCGACGGTCCGCAAGCACTTCATCGGCAACGGCGGGATGAAGGGCGAGGACGCAAAGCCGATCGTTTTCAGGAAGTGCATGGCGCTCGGCTGGATCGAAGCCGGCGATGAAGATCTATCGCACGACCGCTCGGACGCGCTCGCGATCTGGTCGTGGGCTGAAGCAAAGCTGGCGCCGAAGTTGGCCCAGCCCATCGACGATCTGTTCCTAAAAGCAGCTTCCAGAAAAGTGCCTTTCTGATGGAGACCGCCATGCGCTATTGCACGACCGTTCTACTGACTGTGCTTATGACGACGTTCCTGGGCCTCGGCTTTTACGGACTTTTCCAGCACGCCAGCAAACACTTGAGCGGCAGCCACCCCACCTTTCACAGGGTGCCGTGATCGATGAACACTCTCTTTTCACATTACGGCGTGAACTGGCAGTTCCCCGGCTTGGAGCCAGCGGCCTACGACCTGATCATGGCTGATCCTCCATGGGACTTTTCCAACTGGTCGGGCAAGGGCGAGAGGAAGAATGCAAAGGCGCACTATCGGTGCCTGCCGCTCGCTGAGATCAAAGCATTCCCCGTAGCAGAGTTGGCCGCTCCGGACACGCTGCTGTGGATGTATGGGACTAACCCCATGCTCGATCAGCAGATCGACACGATGAAGGCCTGGGGATTTCAGTTCAAGACTGCCGGCACGTGGATAAAGACCACGGTTCACGGGAAGCTTGCCTTCGGTACCGGCTATATTTTGCGCTCCGCTTCCGAGCCGGTCCTTATCGGAACGCGCGGCAATCCGAAAACCAGCAGGTCTATCCGGTCAGTCTTCTTCGGCCGCGCGCGCGAGCATTCTCGCAAGCCGGAAGAGGGTTTCGCTGTGGCCGAGAAGCTTATGCCCCATGCCCGCCGACGCCTCGAGCTGTTCAGCCGTACCGATCGCGCAGGTTGGGAAACGTGGGGAGACGAGAAAGGAAAATTCAATGGATAAGAACCGAGCGTCCGGAGAATGCAAATTCGGCTTGCCCATCTTTGCGGAGCCAGGCCTGTCAAGAATACTGATTGAGCATGGCGACGGTCGCTGGTCGATCTGCCTTGTGCGGCCGGCCGTCACCCAGCAATTCCCGAATCGCCCTGTGGAAGCCGACTGCACCTTCACGATGGACAGCGTGATCGAGACGGCATGCAAGGCATTCTCAAGCGACCCTTCGATCAAGGACGATAGAGAATCCGGCAGGAAGCTGGCGGCGGCAGTCATCATGTTTTCGATGGCCCTCGGAATCCTCGATGAGCGCGAGGTGAAGGCATGACCTTCCGATCGAAGATGGTGACGATCCAGATCACGGTTTCCGAGCGTGCCAAAGCCACGCTCGATCGGCAGGCTCAGGAGCGGAAGATCGCTTCCAGCATGTGGGCCGGCCAGTTGTTCGACATGGGTTTCGCGGCGGTCTGCGGACGCGAAAAGAGCATGCCGGTATCTGACGGCGACCTCGACGCCATTGTCGGCGCCGTGCTGCTGCTGCGCGCGAAGGAGAAGTGGGATACCGCGACGCTCGCAAAATCGCTCGGCGTCTCCGAGCCGACCGTCGTCAAGATGCTGGAGGCCTGGAAGATCTACCGGGCGGGTGCGGACGCCGCTCCTCGGCAGGCTGTCAGCACGAACGACACCCAGGTCGAGAGCCTCAATGAAGCACTCGCCATGGAGGATCTGCTGAAGCTGGACATGCGAAAGCGCTACCGCATCGTTCTGGAAGTGCTGGTGAGAGCGCCCGGTGCGTTCGTCCCGATGGAACGGATCGTCGGAAAGCTATTCGAAGACCACCCCGACGGTGGGCCTGATGATGCCGATGGCATCGTGCACAACAACGTGTCCCTGATGAGGCGGGACGTTTTGAAGCCCCACGGCTGGACCATCAAGGCTTCACGGGGCGAAGGCTATCGCCTTGAGAGGCTTCAAGCATGAACCAGTTTGATGCCTATGCGCACCCAATCCGTGGCGGCGGATATCGCGCGATGCTTCGCTTCGCGCGTGATGCCGAGGCAAAGCCCCTGCTGAACAAGGGTGGCGATCCGGAATGGTTCAAGGACGAGCTGACCGCGACCACCGCGGCTCTTCGGCATGTCCTCGCATATTTCAACGGCCACCTGGTCAGCTCCGGCGAAATCGGCGGCAGCTCCATCTTCGTTGCACGGCGGGAGAAGGCCGAGCGCCTGTTTCGCAAGGGCGGCAAAGTGATCGAAGTTCGCAGGGTCGGGAGTGGTGCGGACCGTGACTGATAATGCAGAATTCGCAGCCATCATGGAGCCGGTCGCTCGCCGGATCCTCGGAGAAACGATAGGTGATCCTAATAAACATCTGTCGACGCGCTCCGAGCTACGCTGGGGAAAGAACGGCTCGATCTCGGTCGATCTGGAAAAATCTAACTGGTACGATCACGAAGATCAGATGGGCGGCGGCGTCCTCGATCTGCTCCGCGCCTTTAAGGGGTTGAGCAAGGGCGAGGCAGTCGAGTGGCTCGTCGACAACGGATATCTGGAGAGCCGGGAGAATCCTGTCGCCAAGCAGCATGCTCCCGTCGACGTGCCGGGCGGCTTCCCCGACTTCATGGATCCCAAGCCGATCGCCTTCTATGAATATTTTGACGATGCCGGCAAGCTCGCCTACCAGGTTCTGAAGTTCCCGAAGTCGGCGCCGCGCCGCTTTATGCAGCGCCGCCCGTATCCGAAGGGCGGGTGGGTGTGGGGCCTGCAGGCCGGACGTTACGGAAGATCGAAGGTCAAGAAGGGCGAGATCGCCAATTGGTGGAAGGTCAAGGAAGACCGGAAATACGAGGAGGAGGAAGAGTTCCCCGACGCGCGTCGGTTCCTCTACAATCTTGCCGAGATCCGCAGGATGAAAAAGGCAGGCGGCGGTACCGTTCTCCTCATGGAAGGGGAGAAGGACGCCGACACTGTGACCGACTGGGGATTCGTCGGCACCACAAACGTCGGCGGCGCCAAATACTGGGAGCCTGAATTCGACGACGAGTTCGCCGGCCTCGATGTCGTGGTCTGCAACGACAACGACGATACCGGCCGGAACCGTGCACAGGCGCGAGCGGCCACCCTCCGTGGCAAGGCCTTCAGCGTGCGGGTGCTCGACATCGCGATGCACTGGCCGGAATGCGGTCCGAAGGAGGATATCACCGACTGGAAGGAGAGGGGCGGCGGCAGTGCCGATCGGCTGAGCGCCCTTCTTGAGAAAGCGCCGGCCTGGTCGCCGGAGCCGCCACGTTCGCAGTTCGGCGTCATGTCGTGGCGCGACCTGGACCAGCCCGGGCAGGACCTCGAATATCTAGTCCACGGCATGCTGACTGTCGGCGATCGCTCTGTTGTCGCCGGACCGTCCGGATCCGGGAAGACCTTTCTCACCCTGCACCTCGCCATGTGCGTCGCCCGTGGGCAGGAGTTCCTCGGCCGGCCAGTCCAGCAGGGCGGCGTGATCTATCAGGTGGGCGAGGGATCGCGCGGTCTGAAGAAGCGGGCGAAAGCCTACCGCACACATTTCACGGTGCCGGAATCCGAAGAGGTGCCGTTCTACCTGATGCCCTCGCGCGTCGACCTGTTCTCGAAGGATGGTGACACGCAGAAGCTGATCGACGAGATCAATGCCTGGAAACTGGTGATGAGCCAGCCGCTGCGCCTCGTCGTCATCGACACCTTCTCGAAAGCCACCGCCGGCGCCGATGAAAACAGCGGCAAGGATATCTCGATCATCATGGAGAACGTCGACCGGATCGCCAGCGAATGCGGTTCTCACGTCATGATCGTTCACCACCTCAATGCTGACGGCAAAAAGTTACGTGGCCATACCTCGCTCTATGCCGACGTCGACCAGGTCCTCACCGTCACCAACGACGAAGTCACCAAGGTCCGGACGCTGGTGCTCTCCAAGCAGAAAGATGACGAGGATGGGGTGAAGATCGATTTCTCTCTCGCCCAGGTCATCGTCGGTTACGACGACGTGAATGAGCGCGATATCACCTCATGCGTGGTGCTGTCGGTAAACGAGAAGGAGCGGCTGAAGAAGTTGCAGCAGGCCGAGGGCTTCTCGGTCAACCCATCCGAACGCCGGTTCCTCATCAACTTCTTCGAGGCAATGGACAAGCACGGCAAGCTCGTCGCCGATCGGATGGACGGACCACCTGCAGCGCTCGGAAAGACCATCGTCAGCTATTCCGATTATGCCGACCTCGTCGTTTCGAAGATGGTCGAGGAGTCGGACAAGAAGAAGGCCCGCGAGCGCGTCCGCAAGTCGGTCGCTGCCGCTCGCGACGGTCTGCAGAAGTACGGGATCATGGGCTATGACACCCCGTTTATGTGGTGGACAGGCAAACCGATCCGTGGTTTCGCCCGGACTTTCCCGAAGAAGGTCGCGGATCCGCAGCGCCAAGCGGAAATCTTCAACGAGACTGATGATCCTGAAATCGATGCCTTCCGGCGGGGGGAAGTAGAGGTGCCATTTTGAGAACGAAGATTCGTAGCCACCACGGCGACCGGGTGAAATATGTCGCCTATGTGCTCTGGCTGATCGGATATCCAGAGAGGGCGATCGCGCTCGCTCTCAGCCTGCGCACCAAGCAGGTGGCTGGGATCATCCACCGCAGCGAATATTCCGGCCGGTCGCACATGACCGATCAGGAGCGGAAGGAAAAGCTGAAGGAACTGGAAGAAATTCGGCTCGATCAAGGTGAGCCTATCGACGACGGGATGCTCGATCGTGTGCCGTTTTCTATTCTGCCGATCGGCGCGACGGGCAAGCCCGGCCCCCTCCGGAGGCGCATGTGACGAAGAGCTTCAAGGAACGGCTGGAAGCGAAGCGCCTGGAGAAGGCGCAGATCCGCAAGCGCGTCCTGCCGCTGGTCGCGCACTACGGCCGGGATGACGACTTCGAGCATCGGCGGGCTGTATTCTACGCGGCTATGGCGAAGGCGTACGGATGGGAGGAATGGAAGATCGGCTCGAGGCATTCCGTCTCGCCACCCGTCGCCATGGCCGGGCGGGATGGCCGCAAGGCGGAGATCGCCAGCATCGGCCGGGAGCGCGCCACGCCTATCATCACCAACAGCGCGCCGCTCGAATACCTGTTCAGCAAGGGATGGCTGCAGGGCAAGAACGATGCACCAGGCGCGGCCCATCGCCGGCTGAATGCCGGCCAGCGGCTGCGCAGCATCTGGGAGGGCGCACAGATCTCGGGTCTGAAGGCGGCGAACCTGGAAGGTTCAAGCGGTGGGGGCGTGCCCGGCCGGCTGCCGGGCGAATATAAGATGGACTGCATCCGCTGGCTCAGCTACCTGCGCGGCAGCAATAAGACGCCGGGCTTGGAGCAATCGGAGTTCTCTATGGTCGAAGACGTCGTCTTTCACGACGTCTGGCTTTGGGAGAAGGTCCGCGCCGATCGGCGGGACCGTGTCATCCTGAAGCTGCTGAAAGCGCTCGACGATCTGTCGGTGCGCTTCCACATGATGACGATGCGGGATTTTAATGCCCGCTGGTACCCCGCATCGCCGCGCGCAGAACATCCAGAATCGCCTTGTCAGTCTCCGGATCTGGAGACGGCTCAAGCCGGGACTCCGTCGCAAGGCGATAAGCCTCAGAGCGAATGACGGCTCGGATGGCTCGAAGGGCCTCCATCTCAGGATCGGATCCAACGGCAACCCGTTGAATTTCGTCAGTTAAGATGGTGTAGAGCATTCGCACAGCCATCAATTCAGGCTCGTTGGCCGGAGACCATTCCGGAATGCCCGTCGTAGCTGCTGCCATGGCCAGCCGTTCGGTCTTTGTCAGCTCACGAAGCCCACGGCTGGAATGTCCAGCGAGGGACGGTGACATCCCGAGAACCTCACCAGCGACAGACACCTGCTTCGCGTTGTAGCCCATGGACTTCATCCAGGAGCGGAAATCATTGCTTTCTTCGTCGGCCACTGTCGGCACCTCTGTGGTGGCGGTTTATGTCCCTGTCTATATACGATTCGGAGTAGAGCGGCGCCGAAGCGCCGCATCTCATTTCGACTTCTTCGGCGTGTATATTGCCGTGCGCAGATATTCGGGCAGCCACCCCGTCTTCTTCGCGGCGTCGACGGCGATCGCCACCATGTCGCCTTTCTTGCCGTCCTTCAGGTCGGTGCCGGTCATCTCCTTATAGGCCGCCACGATGATCGGCTTGCGGGCTGCGGTGAAGAAGCTGTCGACGTCAAAATGCGGGGTGGGGTCTACACCGAAGGTTTCGAGTGTTGCCTTGCGCATTTCAGCGTTCGATGAGAGCCATTCCTGACTGATATCGACAGCGCCAGCGACGAGCCGGGCGAGCGCCTTCTTCAGATCGACCGGCTTCATCCCTGAGTATTCCTCGAATGCTGCGCTGAAGGAGCGCTTCGCTGTCGCGCCTTGGTAGCCGCCGGCCGTGACCCCCGGCGCGGAAACACTGATGCGTCCTGGTCGGTGTTGCTGCCATGGCGATGTGGGGCCTAGCTCGAGGAGCGCGGCCAACATGGCGAGAGCCTTGTCAGGCTGCGCTTCCACCGCCTGGGCCAGCGCGGTCGTTGCCGTCTTTCCGAGTTCGCTCAACGTCGGCGCCGAGATAGCGAGAGGATCCTTTTCGGGTTTAGCTGAGGAGCTGCTTGAGGAATTCGAGCGGCGTGGCGACACCCTGCCGTAATCGAGGCTGTAATCTCGATCGGTCCGGATGATGACACCAGAGCCGGCGCGCTGCTCAGCGGAGTGCTGGCCTTTTGCCAGCTTGGTGAACTCGGCCAACTCCGCCTCGAGCAGGCGATAGCGTTCCTGCTCATCTTCTGGAAGCTCGTCGATGTCGACTTCATTGAACTCCCCGATCTGCGCCTGCACCTCCTCCATTCGCTCCTTTTGCTCGACAGGCAACCCCGTCTCCTCCGGACGAAGCGTTTCCATATACCAGACGTCATTGCCCACTTCTTCAGCCGTCTTCACCCATGCCCAGCCTTCAGCCAGAAGCTCCTGTTTGGTTTCTTCGATTCTCTCGGCCCTCAGCTTCTCGACGATGTCTGTGCTAATCCAAAAGCTGTGATCCTCGAATAGATCGTGGGTGACCTTGCCGCCAGCGAGGATATAGCGGGTGTCGCCGATGAACTGGGCCAACCCACCGTTGGATTTGGTGCCAGTACCGGCGATCGCTTCCTTGATGTGGGACTGGGAGGTTTTCTGCCAGCCGGGAAGATTGTTGTAAATCTCGAGCTGACGTTCTGGATCCGGCTCCAGCGTGTAGGAGCTGGCCGTCCTGAAATCGATCTCATTCAGGTCGAGCATTTCCAGCAGGACCGGGTGAAGACGGCCGAGAGCCATGCGCCCCTGCACGAAACGCAGGCTCTGGCCGAAGCGAAGGGCGATATCGTCCGCCGCAACCCCTTCGTCAGCAAGGCGAGAGAACGCCTTGAACTCGTCGACTGGGCGCATCTCGCGGCGCAAGATGTTCTCGGCCAAGCTCATCTCGTCGGCGCTGTTGTCGTCGACCTCCTTGACCAGTGCCGGCAGCTCGTAGTCAGCCGGCAGCTTTCCTTCGAAGATCAGCTCCGTCACGGCAGACAGGCGTCGGCCGCCGGCAAAGACCTGGTAGCGATCGCCCTGCAGATCCCGATCAGCCGCGGCGGGCGGCCGAACGGTGATCGGCTGGATGATGCCGTGGGCGAGGATGGACGCCTTGAGGGAAACCAGCGAGTCCTTGTCCCGCATCTTGCGGGCGTTGTTCGGATCCAGCACGAGCCGATCGGCAGTGAGCGACAGTTGTTCCATGTCGGTAAAACCTCTTGAGTTGGGTAGCGGGGTAGCGGTGAAAGGAAGGGCGGCTCGAGCGCCGCCGGCGGCGGGCGCTATCAGGCTGCATGGGCGGCTGCTTGCTGAGCGATTTGACCAAGCCGCGGATTGTCAGCCGCACGGCGGGGTTCTCGATCGCGTCAAAGTCCTGGGCGACAGACAGCGCATCTCGGCTCATTGCGGGCAGGGCATCGGCCGGGCTATCGAGATCGGCGGTCGCGCCAGAGAATAGGGTTTCGATCGGAGCGTCGAAGACAGCCGCGAGGCGGCTGGCGCTGACGCGGTTCGCGCCCTTCTCGTATTTCTGCACCTGCTGGAAGGTCACGCCGATCTTATCGGCAAGCGCTTCCTGGCTCATTCCGCTGCGCAGGCGCAGCTGGCGGATATTCATGCCGACCCGGACGTCGGCGGATGCTGGATCCTTGGGCTTCACAGAGCTTCTCCTTCTTGAACAGAATAGGGCCGCGCGAGGCGGCCCGTGGTTGGGTTGGTCGGATGAACTAGGCTTTGGTCGGCATGAGGACGCCGGACCATCCGCCGATCGAGCCGGTCACGATGGCGGGCGAGAGAGCGTCGGCCATGCGGATCCGCATGTTGCGGCCGTCGGGGCTGGCCGCTTCGATTGCCGAGCGCAGGTAGCCGGCGTCGAATGCGATCTCCAGCTCCTCGCCCCGATAGTCGCAATCCATTCCCGTCGTGCCGGCGCCAGACGCGCCGCTTGCGTTGATGACGAGCTGCTCGCCACCGAATTTCAGGTGGACGGTTGTCGCTCCCGTGCATTCGACGAGGGAGGCAACGCGCGCCGACAGATCACCGCCGGCGATCGTTGCCGTCTTGTCTGGCTCAGCAGGGATGACGCGCTGGTAATCCGGAAACGTACCGTCGATCAGCTTTGCGGTGACGGCGACGTCGCGGAAGATGAACACGGCAACGCCCTTCGAGATTTCGACCTTGACCGGATCGGCGCCGGCGTAGCCGTCGAGCAGGTTCGCAACGAACTTCGCCGCCTCGGTCGGTAGGATGGCGCCGATCTCGTGCTTTCCAGTCTGGATATTGGTCTCCTGGATATAGAGCCGGTGGCCGTCCGTGCTGACGAAGCGGAGGTGACTGTTGTGGGTATGGATGTAGACGCCGTTCAGGTAGTAGCGCGTCGGTTCTGTCGAGGCCGCGTCGACTGTCCCATCGATGGCATTCCAGAGGATCGCACTGCCGATCGAGAAGCGATGCACCTTATCGCCTTCAGCGTGGCGGATCAGGTCGGGAAAGTCGTCGGTCGGCATGGCATCGAGAACGAACCTGGTGCTGGCAAGCTGGATCGCGCACTTGCTGGCGACGATGCGATCGGCATCCGGATCAGCTTCGTCCGCGAGCAGCTCAAGGATGGTGGTCGTGCTGGTCGTGCCTTTCTTCATCAGCTTGAGCAGCGCGGCGGCGGGCAGGGCGGCCGAGAAGCGGGCATCGACGTCGGCGGCAATCGACGTCTCCGCCTGGATATCGAGGTTCGTCGCCGTCAGCGCCACGCCGCCCTGTTCGGAGGCGAAGCGGATATGGTTGAGGATGGGCATGGATTGCTTGCCGCTGCACAGCTTGGCGAGCAGCGCGGTGCATTCGGTCAACTCGGTGCGCTCGATGAGCGCGGAAGGGTTTCCAGAGGTGAAAAGCTGGACGATGTTATCGGATTGCATGCGGGTTCTCCTGAGGTTGGCATAAAAAACCGCCTGTCGGCGGCGGGTGGATCGGTCACTGACCGAAATCGAAAAGAGGTAGGCCCATGGCCGATCGGGGAGGAGGCTTGGCGATCTCGGGTGGTGGAGCTTCGGCGACTGGCACCTCGATGGGCATCTGCTGCCGGCGCCGATCGGCGGCGAGCCGCCCCGACCAGAACCCCATGACGTGGGCCGGAGTGAACCAGTCCTCGCGGAATTCGAGCCGGAGCGTATCGCCGACGATCGCTTGTGCTGGGATATGCAACAGCGAGAACTGGACATAGGCCATGTGCACGGCACGTGGGTCGATATCGACCGCCTTCACATGCAGATGCTGCTGGTAGTTTATGCCGGCATCCTTCAGCGCTTCAGCGAGCGCGATGATGGTGGCGCCGGCGCCGACGGCCGGCTCGTGCGCCGTGATGTAGCCGCGCTCTTCGATGTTCTTATGCAGATCATCGCCACTGATGGTCATAAGTGCCATCGTCTGGCACAGGGCGTACGGCGTGAAGAACTGTCCGCGCGCCTTGTTGTGCAGCTCCAGCTCGTGGAACGTGCTGCCGAGGACGTCTTGGGGCGCTGTCTCAAGCGCCATGACCACTTCGCCGAGGATCTTCGGGAACGTCTCGACCACCTCGCGCTCATAGCGGCCAATGATTTTCATATAACGGGCTTCGCGCTTCTCCCGTTGCCTGACGTCCATCGAACTGCTGATGGATATTGCGGCACACTCGCACCAATCGGAGAAAACGGTATAAAGGTCGTGCCGATATCGGCACGACTGAAAGAGCTTCAAGATATTCACGATATTTTGGCGGGTCACGTTACCTCGTTTCGCAACTGCCGCGATTGAGCGCTGGTAGAGCTATCGCAGCGCTGCTAAGCAATCTGAGTGAACAGGGGACTCTGATGCAGGTTCGGAAAGCCAAACCGCAGGATTTGAGAACAGTGTTTGGCAATCTCGCGCAGCGGTGCATCGAGGAGATTGATCTGGCCGATTACACCTTGGCGGAAGCGAAAGAGGCGTTCCGCGGCATCTGGAAGTTGGGGAATCTCTGGGCGTTAGATTTTCATGGTGAGCCAATTGGGCTGATTGGTTTCCAGAGGGACGAGATCGACGTCGGGGTGCCGGTCTTGGCAACGTTCTTCGTCGGCAAAGCAAAATTTTTCGACCCCGCCGTCCCTTCTGTGCGGTTCGGCCGAAAATTTATGCGCAAGATGCAGACTGAGTTCGATAATCTCCCCGTTGTCTCGATGTGTTATGGTGTGCATCCTGAGATCGAGCGATGGTACCGCCTCATGGGATATCGATTGGCTGAAACGTACGGGGTTCAGAGGAATTTCGTGTTGGATCCAGTCAGACGACTTTAAGGGGCGGAGCCCCAGCCTTCAGCCAGAGCGATCGCCTTTATCGTCCTTTTTACGGCCGTCTCCACCGGTTCGATGTATTGAGGCACGCCGGAGAAGCGCAGATTCTTCAGCTCGTCTTCGAGCAATTGTAGATCAACACGAAGCGTGGTGAGCAGCTCGTCGCGCATGGCGAGGAGATCAGAGATCGTCTTTGCGTCGTCTTCGTTGACGAACGTGGCCACCAACCGCTTGAGATCGGGTACGCCGTTCTTCGCGCCGACGAGGATCCGGCCATGCCGAAACCATGGGAAACTTGTTCTCATTCGATCGCTCTCTTCATAGTTCTTTTCAGGGGATCAAAAATGTCGCGGACGAATAGCTATCTGCGAATCAGCTACAACTTCACCGCGCGATGTGAGGACGGTCCAACATGCCAGATGATGAATTAGCCAAAGAGAAAACGACCTCTGACCTTCAGTGGTATGAGGATGTCATTGAAATTCGCGGGTGCCATCTGAGCCTGCCGCAAATTAAAGCAGCATATCGCGAGCTCTCTGCCCTGAATCGCAAGGCGGGCGAGCCGTTAGTAAACGCTTTGGTCAAGCCCAAGGATCTCTCCGATGAAGAATGGTCGACAAGAGTCGCGTTCTTAAAGGGCGACGCGTTCCGCTTGACTGTGTCGGTAATGGGCGTTGATGGCGAAACAGCCTATGGCGAGACAGAGAGCATCTTTGATTCTAAGGACTTGCCGTTCCCTATCCGAACCGTTTTCTTCACGAACACAACCGCCTTTAGGCGCAACGCAAATGACAACGAACCTCGAAACCGGTTCTCCATATGGATGAGCTTCGATAAACCGCCGTTGTTCGACGCAAGCGCCGTGCTTTCGGAGCCAACCGTTAATAATAGCCGCATGGAAATCCATTCCGACGATGTGACTTTTTTCAGGGCAATACAAAGGATCGTAACAAACAAAATACTTTCGAAGAAGAAATGGGACAGCTTCATTCATTGGAAATTCGCCTACGATGTCGGGCTGTGGTTCGTTGCATTCCCCTATGCCCTCTATTGGGTGACCGTCTACTGTGACTATCTACTGCCACCTACCAGCCCCCATTCAAGCTTTCGCATTGCCTTTTATATCTATGGCTTGATCTTAAGCCTGATCACCTACCGCGCGCTATTCGGGTATCTGAAATGGGCCTTTCCGGTAAATGTTTTGGAAGAAAACAAGGACAGCGCAACGCGTCACAGGCTTCTGTTGGGCGGCATTGTCACCAGCCTCGTCGTATCGGGAGTGAAGTCGATCTTCTCGACAATTTTCTGATTGTTTCTGATAGGAAGTATAATTCCGTGCCATTCGCAATTTAGGTTTGGCCATTGAACTTCCCGGCATTGCCGTTGCCACTACTCCCAAGCTGGCATATTGGGCTCTCAACATCGAGTTTAGCGGAATCAACATGCGCGGATTGCTACCCTTAATCGCTCTTGCCTTGATTGCCACCACCTCCGGCCACGCGAATGCGTGGGACCGAGATACTGTAGATCGTCAGATCTCCACGCTATGCGAGCAGCGCAATCCCGACGACTGGCCGGGCCAGGATGATTGCATCGGTCTGCAACGTCATGCCCTGCAATCGCTGCGCCCACCAAGGGGCGATGTCGAGCTCGAAGCGGCATATCAAGCCTGCAGGAGTGCTGTAGCAAGTGAGTACGATTTCGCAGCGATCCAGGACTGCTTTCAGCAGGAGCTCGCGGTACTGCAGAAAAAAAGGGTTGCTGCCGCTGAGATCGCGGAGAAGGCAGAGCTGGCCAGCGATTTTCCTAAACTACCGATCATCGTTCAGTGCTCATTCTCAGACGGTCGCAAAATCGATATTCGACGCGGAAGCAAGCAATTCGACGCGATCGTTGTGAGGATCAGCCCGGACAGGCTAATGGCTGGGAAATCGGGCGAGAGGTACATATACGAATGGGGCGGTGAGCAAGGTTCAGATTACAGGCTCGACGGAAACCAACTGATGGATCGCAGCGGGGGGCCGGTGAAGCTTTTCATGGGACAGTGCCAATACCACTGACCTTGGGCGTTGCACGCTGACCTTAGTTCCCAATATGATGGATTCTTCTGAACCGGAACCTCCAATAATGTGGAAATATTTCACAAATTTTCGTCTCCTCTTAAAGCATACCATTTTCCGAATTGTCGTCGGTGTTGCTGCCGCCACAGCCGTATATTTCTTAGGATTAGGGACCCACCGCATTGCAAATTGGTACGCGACGGAAGAGGTTATTCAAACGGCATGGGCTCCGTTGCCGTTCCTCAGTTCAGAAGCATGCGCCGGACACATGAAGTCGTGGTTAGCAAACAAGAATTTCAAGCTGATCAAAGATTGGGAGGAGGTTCCCTATGACGTCGGTCACACTGAAACCGAATCCCTGAACATGTCCAACGTTCGCGATTCCGTCGCGAATTATTCAGACGGCGAATTCGATATCCAGGTGCGCTGCATTCAAAGCATGATGAGCATAACATACGTGATTCTAAGCACGAGCACCTCCGACGCGACCAGATGGAACAAACTATCGACTGCACTTTGGCAAGAAACCAAACGGGACATTTGGTCTGTTAACGCATACCCAGCGTTCGGCGGCAAAAACGATATCTTCTCGCAGAGGGATGGCTATCGTTGGACAATCACGATGGAAGTTCCCCCCGAGATGCTTCCGCGAATACGGGCGGAGGGAAGGTTCCCGGCATTTATCAAAGAGCACCTGCAGTCTAGGGGGTTTCGCCTCAATACGTGTGGTGCTACCTCTTGCTCTTTCGGCAGCCCCCGTGCCACCATTTGGATCATAATCCCAGAGACCGACTACAAGAAACTTGGCGATAAGGCTCGTCCTGCGATTAGTTTGGAGGTCATCGGGAGTTCAACCTCGTATGATCGTTACGGGCAGTGGCTCTTTGACCAGAAAGATTATGAGACGGTATTCTGGAGCTTGCCCGGTGTGCAAAACGTTGCGCTTACGCAGAAGGATTGGTCCAATAACTAATTCTGACTTCTACCACCTTATCACTGAATTTACTCCACCATCTCCTCATGGCCGGTTTCGGACACCCAAAGGCCTTCTTCGGTCCGGACTGTTATGAGGGTGTAGGTCTCAGGAGCCTTTGGGTCGCCCTCGATGCGGTGCACGTCGCTAATGAACGAAGAAAGGCCGACCCGGGCGACGCCCAGGGCAGGCTTTCGGCCATCCTCGCCGACCATTTCAGCATTGCGCATAACCCAATGCAGGATGCTGCCGATGATCTCGGCGGCGATCTTGTCGGCGCCTTGATGCTCGCGACCCGTGGCGAACTGGCGAACAAAATTGTCTACGCTGGCGGCGCGTTCTCTGGTGATCATGTTTAAATATCCTCGCTTAGTGGATGAGGGCCGCGATGACGGACCCCCAGATTGAAACGGTGGTGACGAAAACGCAGATCGCCACGAAGGCGAGCGAATCCTTGAAACTCAACATTGGGATTCCTCTCAGGGCTCATGTCGCCGGAAGGCCGCACGCCAGGGCAGGAGCGTGCGGCCGCGCAAGCGACATGGGGGACTTGCTTGCGCTCACCGGCCGGATGGAGGGGTGACCGGCTCGGAGATTAGAATTCTTGCGGTGGCGATGCGGGCGCGCAGCAGGGCTGCACGGGCGAGATATGCCGCCAGTTCATCGGCGGCTTGGCGCTGCTGGCGCTGGCGGGCTGTTTCCCAATCAGCTGGCAAGCGCATGCGGCTGGAATGCTGACTTGGCATTGCCGTTTCTCCAATGGGATGAAAAGCAAAAGCCCGGCTCGAGGCCGGGCTACGTGCGAGGTTCAGGCGTCGGCCTTGACGCCTTTGAGTTCGGCCATACGGCTGGCCACCAGCCACAGCGCTTTGTTGAGCTTGACGTCTTGGTCGATACCTTTGACGGCGCGCGTGGAAACGTTGCGGCGGCGGCCCTGATCGTCACGGGTGGTGCCGTGCAAGCCGCCGCGAATGATGTTTTCCTGGACCACATTGAACTGTGTCCAAAGGTCATTGGATCGGTCGGCCACGCGCTTCGTGGTGAGGAACCGCGAAGGATCGATCGCTTGGGCGAGGTTGCTATCCTGATCGTCGAAGCGCAGCACATGCGCCGCCTCGGCGATGATCATCTTCTCGTCTTTGTCGAGCTGGATCCGGCTCCAATCGGAGGGCGCAGCAAGCGCGGCCTCCGAGTTTCGCAAGACTTCGTATGTGCCCTCGATCACCTTGCTCTGTACTGATTCAGGCGTGCCGCTGTGGCGCACTTTCAGGCTGTCCAAGGTGCCGGTCTGACTGACCAGCGAATTTTTGCACACGATGCGGAAGAGGCCGGCCATAAGATCATAGGCGGCGGTTCCGTCATTGGCGTTTTTCAGGATGATCTCGAAAACCGTATCGCCGACGGTGTAATCCTTGCCGTCGTCGAGGCGGCGCATCCTGATCATGTGCTTGGTGAAATCCTTGCGGCCTTCGTCGCGGGTGCGAGCCTGGCGAGCGCCTACCGGCATGAAGCCTTCGCGCAAAAGCCCACGAAGCACGTCGATCGTGGGGATTGGCTGAAACCGCTCCGACCGGCTTTCGTGGGCATCGACCGCGAAGATTGAAGGCGCGACACGGCGCATCTCGTCTTCGGTCATGGCGCGCGCGGTGTGGTCGAAGCGAGCCGTATTCGGGGCATAAATCATGTTCATTGAGCCGGTTCCTTATGGCTGGAAACGCAAAAAGCCCGGCACGATGGCCGGGCTTGCAGCGTCTGGATTGTGGTGGGTGGTTAGGTCAGCTTGATGATCAGCGCCAGCGCGCCGACACCCGCGACCATGATTCCGCCAAGGCGGGTGGTCAGCCGGAGCGTGAGAGTGTCGAGCGCTGCCGCAAGATCCGTTTTCGTGACGAGCTCGGCCATGATGAAATCCCGCGCGGCTTCCGCGTGAGCTTCCGCCGTCTTCTGATTAACGCCTGCTTCGCGCAGGCGTTTCGCATAGCCGAGTGTATCAAAGGCGATTGCCATTCGAAATCCCTATGTTGGGAGGATGGCCCGGCGAACCGGGCCGATGCCTCGCGGGGTTAGGCGGCGACGGCGTTTGCTGCCGGTGCCTGCATCGGGTCGGCCTTCTTGGCGGCGCGCTTCGGCGCTGCAGCCTTTTCGGCGGCTGCCGGCAGGGGCTTCTGGTTGCGGACGACCACGACCGGGCCAGCGGCGACCTTCTGCGCACCTTCGATGGCACGGATCACACGCACGTCGGCGCCTTCGTCGGTCAGCTTCTTGACGACCTTGGCGAGATATTCGGTCACGCTGAACGCCTTGGCTTCCGTGGTCGACTCCTTGCCTTCCTTCTCGAAGTTGGCCGGGGCGACCTTCATCGCGCCCTCGATGTCGCTGGCCTTGGACTTGGCATAGATGAACGCGCCGCCCTTGCCGGTCTCGTTGGCCTTGAACGTGCACTTGCCGAATTCGAGGAACCACAGGCGCAGGCCGCGCTGGTAGTTAGCCGGGCTCATGTCATAGAGCGCCTGGACATAGATAACGTCGTTGTGTTCGCCGAGGTGGGCGAGCGCGGAGACGGCGAGCTGGTGCTCGCGCTGGGTGAAGGTGGCGATCTGCTGGCCGCGGCCGGCGATTGCGTTCTTGAGTGCCTTGCCGGTGATGATTGCGAACTGTGCCATTGTCGTATTCTCCTGATTGAGTGCCCCTCGCGCAGGGGCGGGTTGACGGCCAAATGCCGGGAAAGCGCCAGCCAGTCGGCGGCGCTTGCCTCGCATGTGGAATGAGGGGCAAGGTGTTGCTTGCCCTTCAGATTTTCCGTTGTGATCTTGTGCTAGGGGAACCCAGGCCTGTTAGCGGTTGAGGGGTGCAGCTCTTGCCCAGTCTGCGGACGCGGTTATCTGGGTTGCCTGCTATCTTCCCGCCGCCTAACGATGATCTGACACACTCGGCTTTCGCTTCGCATCAGGGTCGCTTCGGTCGGAACCTTCACAGAGGCAAGTCATTTGATGTCCGCATGAGGGGCTTGTTTCCCTCCCGCTTGCCGCGCGTCCTTCCCCAAACCCGGCTTTGTCATGCCGGTAATGCTTTGCGCATTGGGTCGCCCTATTCCGCTGATATGCTCGCCCCTACCGTCCGCCTTACAATCGAAGCTTTGCCCGCTTTCGCGAGGTTGTCGCCTAAACCTTGGGGCCGATGATCGGACCTTCGCCAGCTTTTCAAAGAACGCTGAGAGGCAATAAAATCGCCGCTCAATCCCGAAGTGATTTCGTTTTCGCTTCGGTAATTGAGAGAATATCGATTTCATTTCGTTTTACAATACGGTTTTGCAAGATGTCAGACGTCAAAACGCTAACGCTTTGATTTGAAAGCGCATTAATTTTCGTTTTGACTGTTCGGTAGATGCGAAACCGCGTTTATTTCGGTTTTGGCGCGCGGTCGCCAGCGTCAATTGATTCGGAATTCGTCGCCGCTGGCATCGTTTCCGACCGTCTCAGCGCGCATTTTCCTGCCCGAAATCCCGCCATTCGAAAATATTTTTTGCCGGTCGGACCAGCGGTTGAAATCGGCCCAAATATAAAGAGCGCTCGCGCGGACGCTTCGCGGAAGGAATGCGGAAAATCTGCGGAAGAACTGCGGAAAATCCGCCGCGTTACCTTCATGGTTGCAAGCCGCACAAGGGATGTGGAAACCGGCCTGCGGAAGATCGGCGGAAAAAGCGCGGAAAATTGGCGCAGCCTCACGCGTGCGCGCGCGGATTTTTATTTTATATCTCTGATGGAGAGGGCCTTTAAGGCCCTTCTCCCTTCTCCAATCAGGTTCATAGATTGAGATTCGCGAGGCGTGGGGAAGCGAGGCCAGCGGATGGCAGTCCTGTTGACAGGCGAGCGCAAAACGAGTCATTTGGATGCGGATGCTTGATTTGCGTCCAAAGACAGGCGGTCGCCCTTCCGGGTTGGCCGCCTTTTCATTTCCGCAATCGCAGTAGCGCCACGGTCGCAAAGATCGCCACCAGGGCGAGGATGGCAAATTGCCCGCTCGCTGTGGCGTTCATTCCGAGAACGGAAATCGTTAGACTGTCGGATTGCATGGCGCACCTCTCACCAAAAAAAGCGGTGCTGCCTGCTGCGCACTATGCGCGCATGTGGTTCGAACGCAAGTGGCTGAGTGTTTGTCAGTTGTGGTTCGGCACGCCAAGTGTGAATCCTAAAGCGAATCCATGTGCGTTTCGCGCATATCACAAGTTGGTGATGATCAATGTCCCGGAATCGCTACTACGATTCTCCGCACTGGAAGGCGCTCAAGCGCGCCACCCATGAGCGCGATGGCTGGCGTTGCGTTGTGCCTGGCTGTGGTCGCACTGACCGCCTTGTCTGTGACCACGTCGTCACCCGTCCAAATGTAGACCATCCCACGGCACTAGATGTGATCGGCAACACGCGCACACTCTGCGGCCATCATGACCGGCAGGTAAAAGAGCAGCGTGGCGGAGCTCGCCGACGAAGCGGCAAGCTGATGGTGCAGGGCTGCGCCGTGGACGGCTCGCCCCTCGACCCTCGCCACCCTTGGCATAGGAGCAAGTCATGAGCGATGACATGCGCAGAGATACTAAGCCGGACGTTCGCAAGGGCGCTCAGACAGCGGTTCCATCCGGCAAGGGCAAAGAAGCTGCTGTTGATCGGGGGCCGGTCGCAAACGCGATTGATCGGCGGCAGATCGAGCGGAAAGGGTGACCCCGGGGGGGGGGCGGTCGAATGTCTGGAGCGGTGGGGGGGCGCCACCGTCCGGGGCCTTCGTTCGCAGTGAGAGCAAAATACGCGCCCCCCCTTTCTTGAAGATCGGACTCAGATTTGATGGCAAGCGCCGTGGAGTCGTGTACCTAAATGGGCGATGGCCGGTTCCGCCGAAAACTTTTCGGGATCGGTTTCCGCATCACCCTAGCGAACGTGCAGAATGTCATCCAACGAATACCCACTCCATCTCAGGGAAGGGACGGCGCGGACTTGCGGAATGGCAGGGACTGCCGGTACGGGGGGAACTTCAGGCACGCCTTTTACAGGTTGTACTTTCGTGACGGGCGGGAGCGGGCCACCAGATGCCCCTCTCGCGAAAGCGACCGCGTCACCTGAAAGATCACGGATCCACCCGCTTTCGACAATCCCAATTTGGTTCCCCTGATTATCGTATAGGTCTGAGCCATACAGAACGCCGACCGCCATTCCAGCCCAGGTATAAAGGACCCCGCCCTGGTCGATGTAGTGAGTGGCGCGGCCGTTTTGATCGTGGAAGTCCATTTCAGCCTCTGGTTTGTGGGAAGCCAAGCATCACTTGAAGGTCTTAATCCTGTTTAGCCCAGGTGTTTGAGAGCCAAGTTGCCATCGACTGTCCTTTTGCGTTCTTGGCCCCAAACACCGACCAATCAACGTCTTCAGGGACTTCCATCACAAGGGCTCGATTGCGATCATTAATCGATGAGATATGCTTTCCAATCTTCTCACAGCTAATGTCAGACGTCGTCGTGGTAAACAGCCAAAAATTGCTTATCCAATGCCACCAGGCTCCGTGCTTGCTGAGGAAGTCGGTCACTCTCTTGCTCTCGTCGGCGTCATAATCTTGAGTGGCTATGATAAAACGCCGTCTCATGGTTTGTGCTCAATCCTAGGAGAAGATTTGGATCGCGGTTTTCGTGATAATTGTTGATCGGGTTCGAAAAGGCCCGACGTGCTGTCGCCTAACAAACCGTGCTCGATCGCCATTTTGTTCAATGAATACTTCTCTGAACGCAGCGCGTCGGGGTCCTTTAGCAAACAGTACGTGTAAGAAAAAAAATATAGTCCGACAGTACATCCCGTGAAGGCCAGGCACAGGTAAGTTGCAAGCGCTGGTGCGCTCGTTGCCGCCAATGCGACGGTTGCAGTGACCAAAATACCAACCAGCCAAGCTAGAGGCTTTAGTACATCCGACCTCGATATGGTGGCGCTCATCTGCTCTTTTAGAGCTGTGGCAATCGGTCCAAAAAAGGGCATAGCTGAGATCTCTATGACTGTTGACGTCCCGGAAGATCGAATTCTTCTCGCGCACGCCAATATCGACCCGACCGTATCCAAACCGCATCTGGGGTCAGCTTATTGAAGATGTCCAACACTTGCCTTTTGACAGCTAAGTTGCCACTCGCATTAGTCGTGACCACGGACAGTCCGAACTCAGCTTCCAAATGAGTGACCGCAACGTCTTGGTAAAGGGTGCCGTCTTTGCGCAACGCGTCCGCCATCCAGTTGGCGGCGCTCTCGGCATTGCTCACTTCTTGTCTTCCTCGACGTACTCTTTGAGTGCGTCTTTATAGAAGTTCGCTCGCTCATGCTTTGCGCCGGCAAACCAAGACGTCCAGATAGTGTCGCCTGAAACCTGGTTCACCGTCATCTTGGGACCTCCGGACTTCAGCTGAACTAAGTCGCCGACCTTTAATGCCATCGCTCTTTCTCCATCACTGGTTGTCGAATGACGAAATCATGCACATGCCGAGTCGGCAAGGGAGAGTCAGGGATCTTCCTGCTTTCTGCACAAGCTATCAGAGCGACCTGAGACATGAGAGGCAGAAAACCGAACCCCACCCCGGTATCAAATGTGGTGCAGGGCGCATTTCCGGGCGCCGAGCACGTTGTCGTCGAGATCGAGGAGCCTAACTGGCTCCTCACGATGAACGTCAAGGAATGGGGCAAGCGCCGCGCGAACATCGCGAGCGAGCGCTGGAAGACCCTTACGCAAAGCCTTTCCCGCAAGGGGCTGCTAGACATCGATAACGATGTCCTCATCGAAATGGCTGCCGGCGCCTATGCCGACTGGAAACTCGCAGAGGCCCATGTCGCGCGATACGGCGTCATGACACAGGCACCGAAAACCAAGGTCATGATGCACAACCCCTACAAGGCGATCGCCGACGCTGCGATGAAGCGCGTCATGGCCGCCGAGCGCGAACTGGGCATCCCGCCTGTCGAGCGCGGCCGGGCCGAGAAGGCGCCGCCGAGATCCGGAAGGAAGAAGCGCGCCGCCGATGACTACCTTGGAAATAAGTGACCCGGTCACGGACTGGGCCCAAGAGGTTGTCGACGGCTGGATCACCTCGGGGCAATACGGCCGGCTGGCCTGCCAGCGGCATCTGAACGATCTGAAGTATGGCCCAGCCCGTGGGCTCGAATGGCGGCCTGAAGCCGCCAACAGGGCGCTAAAGTTTTTTCCTTCGGTGCTGATGGTGACCGCCGGCGCGAAAGCCGGCGAACCGTTCAACCTCCCGAGCTATACGAAGTTCGTTGTCGGCTCGCTCTACGGCTGGTACCGCAAGGACAGCGGCCGCTTGCGCTTCCGCTCATCCTGGATCGAGACGGGCAAGGGCCAGATCAAGTCGCCGGTTGCCGCCGCGCTCGGCCTCTACAACATGGGCTTTCGCGGTATCCCGCGCGCCGAATGTTACGCGATCGCGAAGGACCGCAACCAGGCGAACGTTCTTTTCGGCGATGCGGCCGCCATGGCGCTGGCCGAAATGCCTGATGCCGAGTTCGACGGCGAAAGCCTGGTGTCGCGCGGAACGATCCTGACGCGCGGTACCGGCGACATGATCTGGATGCTCGAGCATCCGGAGAGCGGTTCGAAGTTCCGGTCGCTTGCTGGTGACGAGAAGGTCAACGGTCCGCGCCCGACATATGTGGCGGCCGACGAGATCCACGAGTGGAAATCGGACGGCGCCTTGAAAACGTGGAAGTCGGCCGGCGCCAAGATGCCCGGCGACTTCCTGCTGTGGATGTCGACGAACACGCCGGCAGCCGACCAGCCGGTCGCGACCGAATGGAGCCATCTGCACCAGCGCATCCTGCGCGGCGAGGCGGAGGATGATTCAGCGTTCGCCTTCATCGCTCGCATCGATCCGGGCGATAAGCCGTTCGAGGACGAGATCTGCTGGCAGAAGTCGATGCCTTGCCTCGGCATCACGTTCCCGATCGAAAACGTCCGAATCGAGGTGAATTCCGCCCGCAACTCGGTCGGCATGCGCCTGAGCACCGAGCGCCTCTATTTCGGCGTTCCGGTCGGTTCGTCCGAATACTGGATCGATCTCGATTTCTGGGAGGCGGTGCAGGGCAATGTCGATATCGCCGACGCCGGCACCGCCGACGTCTACCTGACGCTCGACTTGTCGAAGAAAAACGACCTGACCGCCGTCGGCATGGGCTGGCAAGATGCCAAGGGCGTCCTGCATGCAGCCGTCCAATATTGGAAGCCGACAGAGAAGCTGAAGGAAAAGTCCGAGGAAGATCACGCCCAGTATGTCGAGTGGGCAGCCGCCGTGCCGCCGCTGCTCAACCTGGTGCCGGGCCGGTCCATCGAATACGAGTTTATCGCGGTGCTGATCAAGAAGCTGGTCGCGACCTACAATGTCCCGGCGCTTGTCGTCGACCCCGCCTACCTGACCGATTTCCGCAAAGCCTGCGACAATATCGGCCTCGACACTTGGGTCTGGGATCCGGACGAGGATGTCGGTTCCGGCCTCAAGATCATGATCCACGGACAGGGCCGCCTCGGCATGCAGTCGAAGAAGGCGCTCTGGATGCCGCGATCGCTGCAGAAATTCGAGGACAGGATCCTGCAGCGCAAGATCGTCATCGACGAGAGCCCGATTACGAAGTGGTGCTCGGGCAACGCTGCTATCCAGCCCGACGCCCAGAACAACCGCTTCTTCATCAAGAAGCACCAGCGCGGCCGCATCGACGGCATGACGGTGCTCGCGATGCTTTCCGGTGCGGTCGACCTGGTCGAGCCAAGCGAGCAGTCGCCCTGGGACTCTGAAGAGGATCTCGACGCGCTCGAAGCGAAGATCGAGGCCGAAATGGCCGCGCTCGAAGAGGCGATGGCGAACGTTTTTTGATTTGGAGCAACCACATGCGCTTCCTCAGGTTCGCCGGTCGCGTCGTGCGGTCGGTAGTTTCGATTGCTGTCGGCGTCATCCCGGCGCTTGTGCGTGATGCCGTCGGCCTCTTGGGAGCCGCGGCGATCGCCTATGGTTCTTGGCTGGTCTATGTTCCGGCCGGATACATCGTCGCCGGCGTTCTGCTGATCCTCTTTGCGATTCTGACAGCGCCGAGGTCACAAGCATGAGGGGCTTTTTCGGCTCGGTCTTCAGAGGCGGTGGTTCTGGCAAGGAAGACACGCGGTACGGCATCGTCGACCAGATGTGGGCCGACTTCTTCGGCGGCTTTGCGACATCGAAGACCGGCATATCGGTCAACTGGAAGTCTGCCCTCAGCGTGACGACTGTGCTGGCATGCTGCCGCGTCCGCGCCGACGGTCTCGCGACGGTGCCCTGGAAGATCTACCAGCGCACCGAGAAATCCGTGAACGGCAAAACGGTAGTCGACCGCAAGGAAGCTCGCGACCTACCGCTGTACGATCTGCTTGCAACCGCTCCGAACGAATGGATGACGAGCCTGGAGTTTCGCGAAACCCAGAGCTTCCATGTTGATTTGGGCGGTAACGCCTACGCCTTCCTCAACAAGGTCCGTGGCGAGATCGTGGAGATGATCCTCCTCGACCCGGGCCGGGTGAAGGGCAAGACGAACCCTGATTACTCCAGGGTCTATACCCTGACCGGATTGGACGGCAGCACGCAGACTGTCTCCAGCGACGTCATCTGGCATGTGAAAGGCCCGTCGTGGGATACGATCGAGGGTCTGAACATCGTGCGCTACGCTGCCGAGGCCATCGGTCTGGCGCTGGCAACGGAAGAGAGCCACGCGCGGTTCCACCGCAATGGGGCCAGACCGAGCGGCGTGCTGTCTGCGGACGGTTCCATTGGGGAGCCGGGATTGATCAAGCTGGCGGCCTGGGTGCGCCGGCATTTCGGCGGCGCCGAAAATACCGGCAAGATCATGGTGGTGGACCGGGGCGCGAAGTTCACTCCGGTTTCCATGACCGGTGTGGATTCACAGCATATCGAAACCAGAAAATTCCAGGTCGAGCGGATCTGCGAGGTCCTGCGCGTGATGCCGATCATGATCGGCTTCTCCGGAGACAAGAACGCGACGTTCGCGTCGGCGGAGCAGATGTTTATCGCTCACCTTGTTCATTGCGTCCGGCCGATTCATCGGCGTTTCGGCGGTTCTGCCGACCTGTTTCTGTTGAAGAAAGAGCAGCGGCAGCAGGGTTTCTACACCGGATTCGTCGACGCCGATTTCCTCAGCCCGGCCATCAAGGACAAGGGCGAATACAATCAGAAAGCCCTCGGCAACAGCAGCGCAGGCTGGGTAACGCCGAACGAAGTCCGGGCATGGGACGAGTTGCCGCCGATTACAGGTGGCGATCGGCTCTATGTGCCGGCGAACATGGTCGCCCTGGACGAAACCGGGAAGCCGATACTTCTCACGCCGCCGGCCGGGCCGACGCAAACGACGCCATCTGGAGAATAGGAATGGATCACCTCGCAGCTGGACTCATTGACGTCAAGTTCGCCAGCGGTGGCGCCAAGGAAGGCACATTTTCCGGGTATGGCTCGATCTTCGGCAACATCGACTCCCACGGTGATGTCGTTCAGAAAGGCGCCTTCACTCGCACCCTTCGCGAATGGGAAGGGAAGAGCAAGCTGCCGAAGATGCTGCTTCAGCACGGCGGCTTCTACGGTCCCGTCGACGACATGTTGCCGATCGGCAAGTGGACCTCCATGGAGGAAAACAGCAAGGGCCTGAAGGTTGAGGGCGAGCTGTTCGGCCTCAACACTGACCGCGGCGGCTTGATCTACGAGGGCATGAAGAGCGGAGAGCTCGACGGCCTGTCGATCGGGTATCGGGCCAAGAAGTACACTCTCGGCACCAAGCCAACCGAGCCTTACCGGACGCTTGAAGATGTCGATCTCCTCGAAGTCAGCGTCGTGCTGTGGGGATCGAACGACAAGGCGCTTGTCAGCCAGGTGAAGGCTCTCGACCTGTTCAATCCGCGCGAGCTTGAGCGCGATCTGAAATCCATTTTGTCCGGTGCTGACGCCGTGAAGGCCGTCGCCATCGTCAAAAAGCACCTTCAGCGTGAAGTTGAAGGCCATACCACGTCGTCTTCTCGTGATGAGGAAGCCGCGATGGAACTGCTCGAAGCCGTGAAAGCGCTCCGGGTGGCTTGATCAACATCCTCATCGTTGGAGGGCAATATGCCCGAGTTGAAGGACGTCCTGGAAGACGTTCAGAAGGAAGTGAAGCGAGTCGGCGACGACTATAAGTCGCTGCAGACGAGCATGGAAAAGGACCTCAAGGAGGTCCGCGAACTTGCCGAAAAGGCTGGCAAATCGGCCGGCGACGGCACCCAGCTCAAGTCGGATCTCGAAGCCCTGACCAAGGGCGTCGAGGCCAAGCATGAGGCGATCGAGAAGAAGGTCGCCGAGATCCTCGCTAGGGCCGAGACCGAAGCCAAGGCGATTCTCGAAATCGAGAAGAAGCTGAACCGGCCCGGTGCCGCCGGCGCCACCGATGAGGGCAAGCTCATCACCGAGGCGACGGAATTCAAGCGCACCGCGATGTCCCGTCGCGGCGAGCTGAAGTTCCACACCAGCCTGAAGCCCGAAGACACCAACGTCGACGAGTACAAGGCCTACCAAGACGCCTTCAAAATGTCCCTTCGCCGGGAAGTGAATATGCTCTCCACCGAAGAGCAGAAGGCAATGATGGTCGGCTCCAATCCGGACGGCGGCTATTTGGTGCCGACGGCGACCAGCTCGCGGATCATCACCAAGGTCTACGAGACATCGCCCATCGATGAGCTTGCCTATCACGAGACCATCACGACCGACGCGATCGAAATCCCGATCGACACGGACGAAGCTGGCGCCGGCTGGGTCGGTGAAACGGAAGCGCGTCCCGAAACGTCGACCCCGCAAGTCGGCACGCAACGCATTCCGGTCTTCGAGATCTATGCGAAGCCGAAGGCAACGCAGCAGCTGCTCGAAGATGCCGGCATCGACATCGAGGCCTGGCTCGAGCGGAAGGTTTCGGAAAAGTTTGCCCGTATGCGCGCCTTGGCGTTCATCTCGGGCAACGGCATCAAGAAGCCGCGCGGCATCCTGACCTATCCGGCAGGCAGCACGGGCGTGCGTGGTACGATCGCACAGGTCGCCTCGGGCAACGCCACGCTGCTGACACCGGACGGCCTGATCCAGCTGACCTTTGCGCTGAAGGATAAATATCTGGCGAATGCGAACTGGCTGATGAAGCGCGGTTCCGTCGCTTCGGTGATGCTCTTCAAGGACACCCAGGGCCAGTACATCTGGCGGCCGGGCCTCGAAGCCGGAAGGCCGTCCATGCTGCTGGGCTACAGCATCCGCCGTGCCGACGACATGCCGTCGGTCGGTGCCGGCGCGCTGCCGGTGGCCTTCGGCGACTTCCGCGCCGGTTATACCGTCGTCGACCGCCTCGGCATCCGCACCCTGCGCGATCCCTATTCCTCGAAGCCCTTCGTCGAATTCTACACGCGCCAGCGTGTGGGCGGTGACGTCGTCGACTTCGAGGCCTTCGCCCTCCAGGTGGTCTCCACCTGATCGCTTCGCTCGGCGCGGCTTCGGCCGCGCCTTTCCCTACACCATCCGGTAAGCGCGCAGCGCGCCGGTCTTCATGGAGGCTCCCATGCGGGACCTGATCAACAACATCGACCTGAAGCGGGCGATTTCCCCCGCCGCTGCAGTCGCCGACAACACGCCGTTCGTCTCGCAGATCCTCGATCGCATGGGCGCGGAATCAGTCGCTTTGGCGATCATCCTCGGCGCGATCGCCGATGCCGACGCCACCTTTGCCGTGACCCTTGATCACGGTGATGTTGCCAACCTCTCCGATGCTGCGGCAGTGCCAGCGGATCAGATGAACGGCACCCTGACGCTGGCAGGTTTCGACTTCAATGCCGACAACCTGATCCGCAAGCTCGGCTACCTCGGCGGCAAGCGCTACGTGCGCGCGACAATCACGCCGTCGAACAACGCCGGCAACGTCTTCCTGTCGGCGGTGTGGATTCTCGGCAAGAACAACATGCGCCCGACGGCCAACCCGCCGGTCTAACCAGCATAGGGGGCGCAAAGGGCGGATGAAATTGGCCGACGCGCTGCCGCGTCGGTTTTCTCAACCACAAACCCAGAAGGACATCCGCCATGAAGGGCGTCGTCAAGAAGAACTTCCCGTTCGCGCTGGACGGGATCAACATCACGCAGATTGGTGCCGGCACCGACTTCCCGCCGGCCGGCTACTCGGTACAGGACAAGACGTTCGAAGGCCTTGCCGCTGCCGGATTCATCGAGGCGACTGAAGAAAGCGCTCTTCCGGCGGATGAGGAGCTTAATCGCCGCATCATCGATGCGCTCGACAAGAAGCTCAGCGCCATGTCGGACGAAGAGCTAAAGGCCGTGATCGCCCGCCGTGGCACGCCCTTCAGCGGCAACATGGTCCATGCCGTCCTCGTCGGCGAGGCCAAGTCTCAAATGCTGGCCGAACTCGAAGGTCATGCGCCGGTCACCATGGTCGACCCGAACTCCGGCATTACCGAGCAGCCTCTTTCCGCGCCCGGCCAGGCAACGCCTCCATCGGCCGCGGCGGCCGTTGCGCAGCAGCAGGCAGCTGCTGACGCTGCAGCCCAGCAGCAGAATGAAGCAAATCAGAACGACGCCAACCAGGGCGGCAAGAACGAGGTCACCAACCAGTTCGATGAGAAGCTTCCGGACGCGTCAAAGTCGGACTGGAAGTCGGAGGCCGAGCTCAACACCATGAACAAGGCCGACCTCGAAACCTATGCGGCAGAAAAGAAGGTCGACCTGACCGGCCTGAAGACCAAGCCGGAATATGTCGAGGCCCTGAAGCCGAAGACGGCTGAGTAACGCCACGGCGGCGCTCCGGCGCCGCTTATTTTCCTGCTGGAAGGGCTCCGATGCGCCAGAACTTCACCGTTACCGTGCCGACGACGAGCCCTTCCTTGCTCACTCTCCCGCAACTGCGTGCCGTCGCTGGCCTTGCGCCCGGCGACACCTCCCAGGACATCGATCTTGCGCAGCTCGGCCTGCAGATCTCCGCCGAGATCGCGGTCGCATGCAACGTCGCCTCCGATGGGATGAATGTTCCGTCGCTGAAGGCAGAAACCATTGCCGAAACGATCTGGAATGAGGACTGCGACGGCGAGCTTCTGCTCGCGCGCGGCTTCATCTCTTCCGCGACTGTCCTCGAGCTGTCCACCTCCGTCGCGAGCGGCGATTTCTTCATCAACCGCGCTGCCGGCATTCTGTCGAGAGCGAACAGCGGCCGCCCGTGGCGCTGGCAGGTCGGGACGATTGAGGTCACTTATGTCGCAGGCTTTTCCGACGACAAAGTGCCTGCGGATCTGGTCGGCGTGGCATCTGACCTTGCTCGTCTGAGGCTGTCGTCGGCCGCCCGGGACCCGCTGGTGAAGTCCGAAAGCATAGAAGTCCCCGACGTGCAGACGCGACGGCTCGATTTCTGGATCGGCGCCATCCCCGGCACCGAACTTTCACCGGTCCCGCCCGATCTTCTCGCCCGTCTCGGCGCTTACCGGAATGTGGTGGTCGCATGATCACGCCCGCCGACGCGATCGCCCAACTCGATCGAGCGATCGACGAGTCGGGGGAAACGGTCATTCTCCGGCGATATACGGCTCCGGCCGGTTCGCCGCGGCCGAAAATCGAGGCATCGATCCCGGCATTTGTCCGGCCGCTCGAAGCGGAGGAGCTTGCGGGCGATATCGACAGCACGTTTTCGAACGTCATCATCAGCCCCACGAATGTCGGCGGCTTCCTGCCGATCGTGAAGGGCGACAAGATCGTGATCGACGGCAAAGAGCGGAACGTCGAACTGCCGAAGCGCTACAAAATGAAGGGCGTTCTCGTCCGCATGAAGCTGATGATAGGCGGCTGATGGCGACCTTCGAAAGTTTCGAGCGCGAGATCCAGCTGGCGACCGCAGGCATAGCGCCGGCGGCCGTCAACAAGGCGCTCGCTGACTTCGCCCGATCGGAACTGCAGCGGGCAATATCAGGCGGCGCCAGCAAGAGCTATCAGCTGTATGTTAATGGCCGCCTCGCACTGTCTGAAGACGAAGTGGTCGCGCCCGGCCCGATTGTCTACCAGTTCTCGCTATGGGCTGAGATTATCGCTTATGCCATCTCTGAGCTGCAGCGCCGCTCTCCGGTGCGCAGCGGCCGTTTTCGCAATTCGTTTATCGTCATCGTCAATGGGGATGTCGTGCCGCACGATACCGACGTGGCGGCAGCTTCAGAAGTCATTGTCACGAACTTTCAGCCCTATATCCGCAAGGCGGAGGCAGGCCTGCTCGGCACCAAGCGGTTTGCCATTTTCGACGGCACAAAGCGAGCGCTCGCGCGCCGCTTTGGCAATGAAGGGCGGACAGGTGCCGGGTATCTGTTTGAGACGAAATGGCTGAACATCAATGCCGGTGTCCATCCGGAAATTCCTTACGTGCTGAAGCATAGCCAAGGCCGCCGAAGAGACCGGCAGGCGGGCATGCCGATCAGCTATCCCGCCGTAATCATGTCCATGGTGCTTTAATGTCCAGTCCTGAAGCTTTCGACGCGATTAACGAGGTACTCTTCAATGGATGGGCTGAGACGATCGTCATCTATGAGAACGACACGCTTCAGGATCCCGATACGCAGGAACCGTTCATCTACATCGAGGTCGTCGGCGATCAGCTTGAGCAGGACACCTTTGGAGCGCCGGGACAAAACGAGTGGGTTGAGGATGGCGCGGCTTACTTCCACGTGATGGTGCCTAACGGTACCGGATCTCGTGAGGCCAGGGCGATCGCCAAGCGCCTTTCGAACCTCTTCAGAGAGCGGCCGGTCGACTCCATGAACTTTCAGCGGATGTCGATCGGCAGCGGCGAGCCGGGCAGGGACTTCCCGAATTTCTTCGCGATGACGCTGACGATCGGCTTCGATCGGCGCGATACCACAGGTTCATAACACTTCCGGTCCGTCCGGACGCCGACACGCGCCTTCGGCAAGCGCGCACTGGCCCGTCGTGACGACGCGCCCTTCCCATAGATGGAGCCCTTATCATGGCTGTAGCTCACGGCTCACAGACACGCCTTGCGTACGTGATGGAGACGGTGCCGGGCACGATCCCGGCGACACCGACCTGGAAAATAGCGCGTTACGTGACCGAAGGCCTCACGCTCGACAAGCAGACCGTGTCGTCTGACGAAGTTCGGCCGGACAGGAACCGCAGCGACGTGACCGACGTCGGGCGCCAGGTAACTGGCCCGATCAATACGCTGTTGTCATACGGCACGTTCGACGATTGGCTAAGTGCCTTGCTCGCGAACGACTGGGCGACCAACGTCCTGAAGAACGGCAATGTCGTGAAGACGCTGGCGTTCGAAAAGACCTTCGAGCTCGGGGCCACCGACGTTTATGCCCGCTACCGCGGCTGCAGGATGAACACGCTGGATCTGCAGCTGAATGCTAAGCAGAACGTTACGGCCAACTGGGGTGTTATGGGCATCGGCAGCCCGAATCCTGACACTGCGATTGTCACCGGGGCAACCTATACCGATCCGACCACCACGCCGGTCCTTAACGCAGCACTGAACGTCGGTTCGCTCGTGATGACGGGCGTAACGGCAAGCCCGAAGCTGCAAGCGCTGTCGCTGCGCATCACCAACAACATCTACGCCGTGGATGTTCTGGGTCAGTATGAGACCTATGACTTCGGTCTTGGCCTCTTCGAGGTTTCCGGGACGATGACCGCGGTCTTCGAGAGCAAGGATCTGTTCGACGCGGTCATCAATCACAGCGACTTGACGCTGAACTTCACGATCGGCGCCAGCACCGGCAATAAGTACACGTTCTCGGTTCCGAAACTGAAACTGACCAACGGCTCGCCCGTCGGTCCCGGAAACGGACGCGCCGTGGTGATGGAGTGCCCCTTCACGGCCATCATCGACGCGACCGCGGCAGCATCTCTGGTCATAACAAGGGCGGTGGCGTGATGGCTGGCAAGTACAAAGGCACCTTCATTCCTGCAGTGTCGTTCACGGGATTTCCCAACGACGTCAAAACCCATTTCACCGCCGGCGTGGAAAGCGCGCCGATGCCGGCGGAGTTCATCAAGCTCATGCGCGCCAAGGGGCTCACCGACGATGCCCCGGTAACCGAGGAAGAAAGCACCACCAATGACAGCGAAGAAAGTCATTCTGACAAGCCTCAAGGCTGACCTGGACCGGGAAAAAAAGGGTGACTGGATCCCGTTTCCCGACTGGGAAGGGGTCAAATTCAACGTCTCCGCTTTGACGTTGCCGGAATACGAGACTGCCAGGGGCCTGATGTTCCAGCGTCTCCAAAAGACTTACGGCGATGCGCCGGTCCCCACGGAAGTCCTCAATGCTGAACTCGGCCAGCTTTACGCCGAGCACATCCTGCACGGATGGGAAGGGCTGGACGAAGAATATTCGCCGGAACACGCGCTCGCGACGCTCAGCAATCCCGAATATCGGGTTGTGGTGCAGGCCGTCGGATGGTGCGCGGCGAAGATCAGCCAGATCGAGGCGAAATACACCGCGGCCGAAGGGGGAAACTCCTCGCCGCCTTCCGTCACCGGCTAGGACGCGAGGAGGCGGCTGAAATATCGGAATGGCTCCGCGAGATTGCGGAGGAAAATCCGGAAGAGGCCTGGCTTCAGTCGAGTGCGGATCGCGGCTTCACGTCGCGACCCTGGCATGACCTCTACTTCCGAGCCTTCGACGCCCTCCGATACGATCGCTTTTATGGAGCGTTCGGAGGGCAAACGCCCATCTCCTACGTTGCCCTGAGCACCTATGCCCGTGACCACGGCATAACCGGGAACGACTTCGGCCGGTTTCTCCAAACCATGTACGAACTCGATCGAGTTTTCCTCGAGATCGAGGCGGAGCGGACGAAGGAAAACGACAAACCGTAACGGCGCGCCTTAGCGCCTGATCATCATCCCCGCATCGAAGGATCGACAAATGGCTGTAGAGTTGCGCACTCTGCGCGTGACGTCTGACTTCGATGCCGGGCGGTATGTCGCCGGCATGAACCAGAAGGTTGCCGCCGATCGCGCGGGCACGGAGTCGAGCAAGGCCGCCGGGCAAGCTGTCGAGGGTCTGACCATCAAGGTCTCGTCGGCGGTGCCGCTGCTCGAGCGCCTCAGCCGGACCTATGTCGACGGCTACGGCAACGCCGCGAAGTTCAACAGCGAGCTTGTCCGCCTTGCTCGTTCGCAGGATACGAACGCGGCCTCGGTCGAGCATCTCGAGCTGATCTACTCCGGCTTGCAGAAGCGGTTCGGCCTGGTTGCCGATGCCAGCACGCTTATCGAGCGTGGCTATACCGGCCTCGGCAGGGCGATCGAGAACGTCAACGCCCGGCTGAGCCAGAGCACGTTCGCTGAGACCGCGACGGCCATGTCCGCGCGCATCGAGCAGCTGCGGCTGCAGTTCGATCCGACCTATGTGGCCGCCCAGCGCCTTTCGAGCGAGCTCAATGACCTGGCTGAAGCCGAGCGCCTCGGCGTGCAGGTCACCGGCGGCTATGAACGTGCGCTCGAGGCACTCGTCGTCAAGCACGATGCGGTTGCCGCCGCCGCCAAGCGGCAGCGCGACGAATATGCACGGCTTGCCCAGGAGGCGAGGGATGCGCAGGCCGCCGATCGCGCGCAGTCTGCATTCAATCAGCGCCTCGGCGTCGGCTCGGCGAACGACAACAGCGCAGCCCAGTCCGCCTCCTTCTTCACGCGTCAGTTCGAAATTGCCCGCATGCGCGCGGAGCAGGAGGCAGAGAATTTCGCAGCCGACCTGAACCGTCGCTTCTTCGGCATGACAGGGACATCGGCACGCGACTCCGCGTCGGTATTTTCGGCTCAGTTCGACCAGCAGGACGAACTGGACAGGCTTCGCCGGCAGCAGCAGGGCGCCGCGTTCACGGCCGACCTCAATCAGCGTCTCGGCGTCAACGGTTCCGGCACACCGGCGCGCTCTTCCGCAGCGGTATTCGAGGAAAGTGCCCGGGCGGCAGAGGAGCTTGAGCGGCAGGTAGCCGCCGTTCGTGCCCAGATCGATCCGATGGCTGCTGCGCAGGACCGCCTGAACCGCGAGCTGGCTGAATATCAGACGTTGGCAGACCGCGGGGCGATATCGACGGGAGAACTCGCCAAGGCTCAGGTCGTTGCCCGCCAGCGCTACGAAGCCTATTCACAGGAGATGCAGCGCCAGCAGAAGCGCGGTGTTGGCGGGTTGCCGAGCTATCAGCTGACGAACCTTCTGTACCAGGGCACCGACGTCGCGCAGTCACTCGCGCTCGGCATGCCGGCAACCCAGATCTTCCTCCAGCAGGGCCCACAGATCGCTCAGATCTTCGCCGCGGACAGTGCGGCGCTGAAAGGTCTGGTGACTTCCGCCGGCGGGGCCACCCTGGCGATCGCCGGAACCGTTGCCGTTCTCGGCACGGCGGCCAAGGCTTGGAACGATTATCTCGTCTCGGTGAAAGCCGTGGATACCGCCGCCAGCGGCCTCGGCCGCGCCGTTGCTGGATCCCGCTCCGAGATGGAAGCATCCGCGCAGGCCGGCGCCGCCGCAGCCGGCATCTCGATCAAGGCCGCTCGGGAATTGGAGGTTCAGTTCCTCCGCACGGGCAAGATCGGGTCGGAGAATTTCGAACGCCTGATCGGCATCTCGAAGAACTTCGGCGTCACCATCGGGCAGGATACCGCGAAAGCTGGCGAAACGCTGGCGCAAATGTTTGCCGATCCTGCATCGGCCGCCGAGGCGCTTTCGCGTCAATACGGCCTGATTGACGCCAAGACCGCCGAATATGCGACCAACCTCTCTGGGCAGAATCGTCTGACCGAAGCGCAGAGCGTCCTCCTGGACGCCTTGCCGAACCGTCTTGCCAAGGCGGCGGAAGCAACGACTGCGTTGGGCCGGGCATGGCAAAGCGTGGGAACCTTCGCTGGTTGGGCTTATGACAAGCTCGGCCAGGCTGTCGACCGCTCCATTTCCGGACCTTCGCTGGAAGAGCAGATCGCTGAGGCTCAGAAGACCCAAGATCGTGTGAAGAATAGTCCGCTCAGCGGGTTATTCCAGCTGCTGACACCGACTGGGGTCATAGATCTTTCGCAGGCCACCAAGCTGCAGCAACTGCAGGAGGAAAAGCGGCGCCGCGACGAGCAGGACGCGCGTGATCGCGAAGCCGCCCGGCTGTCCAATGCCGGTGTGGCTGCCGTCGGAGTTGCCGATCAGTCGCCGGCCGTCGGCAACCTGATGCAGATCCAGACATTGCAAAATCAGATCGCCACGCTGCAGGCGCAACGCGCCGGCACAAGCGCTGAGCAGGAAGAGCGCATCAACGCCGCCCTCGAAGCGAAAAAGACGCTGCTTGAGGCGCTCCTCAGCCGTCAGACGCGCCTGACGCAGATCGAGCAGCTTGACATCGCGGCCAGCAACGAGCGGAACCCAATCCTGCGCGCCGAACTGATCCAGCGCCGCACGCGCCTGGAGCTGAGCCTGCAGGAGGTGAACTCCACAGAGGCTAATGCGGCGGCGCAGCGCGCCTATAATATGGCGATCGAGGAGTTTGTCGCCGGCAACCGGTCGCAGATCGCGGACATGCAGTCCGAGCTTGCGATCCGGCTGAAGCTGGATGACCAAGTCGCCGCTGGCACCATCACGCGCGGAGAAGCCCAGTCAAAGCTCCAGGAAGAACTGGCGCTTCGCCCGCTGGTGCTGGCCTACGACTCTGCTGAAGGCGAGCAGAAGGCGCAGCTGAAGAAGATCCTGGATGATCTGCGCCAGTCCTATGAGGGGCTCGCAGATGAGCAGAAACGCGCTTCGGCGACCGATTTCCTCAGGAGCCAGACCGACGCTCTAGAGCGCTTGCGGGTTCAGCAGGCCGTCGTTGGCGAAACGCCGGCATACCAGGCGCTAGTGCTGGGGCGCTTCGACGCAGACAAGAAGATTCGCGACCTGGGCATCGATGCCGGCGGCGAGCAGGCCGCTTCGATCCGTGAGGTAGCGCGCGCGCTCGTCGAGCAGAACCTCGCGCTCGAGCGCAGCAAGGATGCCTGGGACACTTATCGCAACGCCGGCACCAGCGCGATCGACACCGTCGTCGACGGGATCGTCAACGGCGAAAAGCCGATCGACGTCCTAAACAGCGTCCTGAAGGATGTCACGAAAACGGTGCTTGAGCTGGGCGTGGCGAACCCTCTGAAGAACGGCCTTTTCGGAACGAACCTCGGCACGTTTTCTGATCTCACGAAGGGTGGGACTGGGGCGCTAGGCGGTGTGCTCGGCGATCGCGCTGTGGCTGCGATGAACGTCACTGCCGGTACCGTCGTGGTCAATGGCGGCACGGCGGGCGTTCTGGGCGGTCTGCTCGGCGGGACCGCCGGCACCAATCTGGCTGCAGCCAACCAGAACCTGCCGGCTGTTGTCACCGGGAAGGTGACTTCCGCCGTGCTGCCGTCGATCGAGACGCTGGGGCGCCGCGGCGGCCTTATCGACCAAGCCGTCCAGTCCGCGATCAAGCAAACCCCGTCTGGCAGCTATGAGCAGATGCTCCGCATCGCTGCCGCCAACAACAACGTCAATCCCGATACTGCGGTGAAGGTCGCTAACTCCGAAGGCGGTCTCACCAGTTGGATCCAGAGCAACTACCGCAACTCCCAAGGGATCCGCGAACCCTCCTATGGCCCGATGCAGATGCTTGTCGGCGGACGCGGCACCGGCTTTGGCAAGGGGATGGGCAACGCCTTCATGGCGGACACCGGCTTCGACCCTCGGGATTCGTCGTCGGCGCCCCAGTATTTCGACTATGCCATGAAGAATGCTTCCAAGAACGGTTGGGGTGCATGGTACGGCGCGGGAAAGGCCGGGGTCAGCAACTGGGAGGGTATCGGCAAGGCTCCAGACATGGATAGCGCCGCCGCCGCCGTCACCAAGCTGAGCTCTTCCGCCAGCACCGCGACGCAGGGTCTCAACGGGCTTGGCGGCGGCCTCAATAATCTCGCCCCCGCAGTCAACACGACGGCGCAAGGCCTTGCCAACCTCGGTGGCGGACTTGGCCAATTCTCGCAACAGCTCATGGCGGCGGCGAACGGCACCAATAACCCTTCCGGCGGGTTTCTCGGCGGCCTGGGGCGGCTGTTCGGCGGCATCTCGCCCACTAGCCCTCTCTGGACGCCGAACACCAGCCTCGGCAGCTTCCTCGTCCGCGGTTACGCCAGCGGTACCGATTCTGCGCCTGGCGGCGTCGCCATGGTCGGCGAAAACGGCAGGGAGCTGGTGAACCTGCCGCGTGGCGCTCAGGTCGTTCCCAACAAGGTAACCGAAGGGCTGCTCGCATCGAGATCTGCGGCGAACCTGAACGTAAAATTCAATATCATCAATAACAACGGATCGAACGTGAAGACGCAGAGGCGCGATACAAATGACGGTCCGCAGTTCGATGTGATCATCGACGAAGTGGTGGCGGCTAAGCTAAACACACCCGGCTCCAGCTCGCGCCGCGCAGCCAAATCGCAATTCGGTTTGTCGGAAGGCCTTGCCCGCCGATGACAGTCCCATCCTGGCCGGCTGAGCTGCCGCAGGCCTTCCTGAAGGACGGCTATTCTGAAGAGGACGCCGACAATCTGCTGGCGAGCAACATGTCGATTGGGCCGGCGAAGGTCCGCCGGCGCACGACATCGAATGTTGAGCCCATCACGGGAAGCATGGAGATGAGCAGTGCACAGCGACAGACGTTCAAGTCCTTTGTGAAGAACGACATTAAAGACCGTTCAAAACCCTTCACATTTCCTGATCCCCACGGCGGCTCTCCGCTGCTGGTCAGGATGCGTCAACCTGCGGTCTACACGCCGATCGGAATTGTCTGGCGTGTGCAAATTGGTCTCGAGGTGCTGCCGTGAGCAGAGATGTAACCGATCGATTTCGTGAAGCCGTCTACGCCCAGGAGACGGACGAGGTCCCGATCTGCCTATTGACCATCACGCACGAAAGCATGGAAGAGCCGATCTATATTTCCAGCGATCCAAGCACACGCCTTTCGGACGATCCACTGATCTACGGGACCGAGAGCCGCGGCGAGCAGTATATCTTTCTGCCGTTTGAATTCACGCTGCCGGATGACAAGAGCGACAGCGCGCCGCGCGTGCAGCTGACGATGGACAATATCGATCGGACGCTGGTGTCGATGCTGCGCACCTTCGCGACGCCACCGAGCATCAAACTCGAAATCATTCTGGCCGCGGACCCGGATACGGTGGAGATCACAGTGCCGGTGCTTCAAATGTCGGATGCGACGTTCGAAGATCACACTATTTCGATCACCCTCGTTGCCGACTCCCTGATCAATGAACCCCATCCGGCCGGGCGGTTCACGCCCGGCGCTTTTCCAGGGTTGTTCTGATGGAGAGGTTTGTTGGCATCCCCTATGTGCCCCTCGGACGCACTTATGATGCAGCGGACTGCTGGGGTGTCTTTCGGCTCTATTACCGGGACGTGCGCGGGATCCTGCTACCTTCTTATCTCGATGAGATGGAGGGTCAGGAATTCCGCCGCGACAACATCTCGCCTTTAGTCGCGGTGGAGAAAGATCACGGTTGGGATCAGGTCGACCGCCCCGATACCGGCGATGCCATCCTGATGCGCGTCGGCCGTGACGAAAGCCACGTCGGCGTGTTCATCGGTAACGGGCAGATGCTGCATTCTGAGGGGCCGCATCCGTCCCAGATTGAGCGCATGGGGGATATGCGCTGGCGCAGCCGCATAGTCGGTTATTTCAGGTATCGCCCGTGCTGACCGTCCGCAACGCGGATGCTCAAATTATAGCTCCTAACGAGCGGATTGACGTCTATATCCGTCGATCGCCTCTACGACAGCAGCGCGAGCATATCGCGGTGCCTGCAGGGTTATCGATCGACGAAATAATCGCGTGCTGCGGCCTGGAGCCTCTGCGGCTGCATGTGTCTATCGCTGGCCATGTAATAGAGCGGCGGAACTGGGCACGCGTGCGCGTCAAGCCAGGTTTCTCCGTTGTCATTGTCAAGGTGCCAGGCAAAGGCGCGTTGCGCGCTATCGCCGGACTTGTCGTCGCCCTTGTTGCGGCGGTCGCAGCTCCATGGCTGGTCGGCGCGCTGCTTCCGGGGCTGACTGGTGCAGCGGCGTCTGTCGCGACGGGGCTTATCGGCGCCGGCATCTCAATTGCCGGATCGCTGATTATCAATGCGCTGTTCCCCGTGGCGAAGCCGGCATCTGTGCCGTCTACGACAACGCTTTACTCCATCGGAGGCGCGCAGAACACGGCCGCGCAGTACGGCGCTATTCCCGAGATCTTCGGCACCCACCGGATTTCTCCGCCCTATGCCGCCGGCGCCTACACGGAACTGGTCGGCGATGATCAATATCTCCGGATGCTTTTTGTCGTCGGCTACGGCCCGATCGCGGTGTCTGATCTGAAGATTGGTGAAACGGCGCTCTCGAAGTTCGAAGAAGCCACCGTCGAAATCATCGAGGACCATACGGTCACACCAGTGACCCTCTATACGAAGCCTGTTTTCCAGGAGGATGTTTCAGCCATCCTCGATGACGATTCCGGCTGGGTTCAGCGCACGACAGCAGACAATATCGATGAATTGTCTGTCGATGTCAGCGCCCCAAACGGGACCTATCGCCTGAAGGCGAAAGACGGTTCCCGCGTCAATTACACTGTGACAATCGAGATTCAGTACAAACTCTCGACAAGCAGCACTTGGCTCGGGTTCGGCACGTTCGACCTGACGTCGAACTCGCCCCAGGCCATTCGCAGGACGCAAAGCCGTGCAGTTGCTCGTGGGAAATATGACGTCCGCCTTCGCAAGTCCTCACCGGATTATTCGGGCAAAGACACCGTCTCGGAGACGGTCTATTGGACCGCCGTCCGCGGCCGTCGGAACGAGCCTGTCGTGAACTTCCCGAAGCCGCTGACGCTCATTGCGATGCGGATCAAGGCGACGGGGCAGCTGAATGGCACTGTCAACACGTTTAACTGCATCGCCAGTCCGAAGATCAGGGCCTGGAATGGGACAACGTGGTCGACCGGTCAGACCACGCGAGTTCCGGCAGATCACTTCCGGCACGTTCTACAGGGCAATGCCAATGCGCGCCCAGTCGACGAGCCCTTGATCGATCTCGAGAGCCTGCAGGACTGGCACGCCTACTGCGTTGCGAAAGGTTTCACCTTCGATCTCGTCGCGAGCGAACAGAAGTCGGTATATGATCGGTTGGCGGAGATCGCCGCAGCCGGCCGCGGCGCTGTTTCATATCGCGATGGTCGCTGGGGTGTCGTCTGGGATGTTGCGGATTCGCCGATAGTGCAGCACTTTTCGGCGCGCAACTCGGCCAACTTTTCCACCGTGCGCGCCTTCGCGGATCTTCCGCACGGCTTTCGGGTGAAGTTCGTCAATCGCGATAATGGCTACCTGAACGATGAGCGGGTTGTCTATGACGACGGGTATACAGAGAGCAATGCCACGAAGTTAGAAGGTGTCGACTTCTCCGGGGTTACCGATACCGATCTGATTTGGAAGCATGGCCGGTATCACATCGCGCAGCTCCGGCTGCAGCGGGAGACGCATTCGCTCGATACCGATTTCGAGCATCTGGTCTGCACGCGCGGCGATCGCGTGCGCGTAAACCATGACGTGGTGATGTGGGGCGCTGGAACAGGCCGGGTGCGCGCGGTCACATCGTCACCAGATGGCGTTGTTCTTGATGACTTGCTGACGATGCAGGCCGGCAAGATCTACTCCATGCGGTTCCGCAGCTCGGATGGCTCGTCGTTGGTCAGGACGATCACCGGAGTGGACGGGGAGTTTGAAGAATTTCAGTTTTCCGATCAAGGCGATCTACCAGAGCCTGGCGATCTGGCGCAATTCGGCGAAAATGGGCTCGAGAGCGTGGTGCTGCGCGTCAAGAGTATTTCGGCGCGGCAGGATCTTTCCGCGCGGCTGGAGCTGGTGGACGATGCCCCGGCCATTATGCAGGCCGATACCGGTACGATCCCGCCGTTCCAGACGGGAATTGCCCCCATTCCGGACTATCGGGCCTCGGTCCCGACAGGCCTAAGCTATGCTGAATCTGTCTGGACCACGGCTCCTGCGACATCGGCCATCGATATGGCTTGGCAGGCACCGGATGCCGGGAGTGCCGCCTCCTATATCGTGCAATACCGTCCGAACGGCGAAGCGCAGTGGATCACAGTATCGAGCGTCAGCTCGCCGAGCATCCGCTTCGTCGACCTCGCGACGGGCGTCTATGATGTTCGGATCAGAGCGGTTTTTGTCAATGGCGAGCTATCCGGCTTTCTGGTCGGGTCATTCACCTGCAGCATCTTCGCCTCCAATCCCCCGGACGTGCAGGACTTTCGGATTGCCATCAGTGGCGACGTCGCGATGCTGCAATGGACGCTGCAGGCTGACCAAGCCCTGTCACACATCGAAATCAGGTTCTCTCCAGCCGTCACCGGTGCCACATGGCAGACTGCGTCACAACTGCGGACTAATGTCATCGGATCACAGGCACAGGTTCCGGCCATGGTTGGAACGTATCTGGTCAAGGCGGTGAATTACGCCGGTTTGATGTCGGTCAATGCTGCACTGGTGGTCAGCACGGTCAACCCGTTGACGGCTTTCAATGCGATCGAGGCATTGCAGGAAGATCCTGCCTTTTCTGGTGGCAAGACCGACGTGGTTCTCGCAGCCGGATCGCTGCGGCTGGATACGGCGTCAAATGTCTTCGAACTCGTCGATTGGTTCGCTGTTGATGATTTCTTCTTGTCTGTTGGTGGCTTCGAGAGCGAGGGGATCTACGAATTTGCCAACATAATCGATCTCGGCGCGACCTACACGTCCCGCGTTTCGGCAAGCATTGGCGCTTTTGGCGAAGTTGCGAGCCTCGACATCTTCGACCGCTCGGACTGGTTCGGCGTTCCGGAATATTTCGGGTTGGCGTCTGACTCGCTTTGGAACGTGAGGGTCGAGGTCTCCTTGACGGAGGACAATCCCGCCGGCTCGCCGACGTGGTCAGATTGGGCGGAGCTGTCGACATCGGATGTGTCGGCTCGAGCCTACCGTTTCCGAGCGCGGCTTCAGTCTCTACAATTCGATGTGACGCCGGTAGTCGAGGCGCTCGCCGTAACTGTCGATATGGCCGATCGGGTGATCGCAGAGAACGACCTGGCCGTGTCGACGAGCGGTCTCTCGATCAGCTTCTTGCCGGCATACTACGTCCTAAGCGGCGTCTCGATCGCCGCCCAGAACATGCAGACAGGTGACTACTACCAAATCACCGGCAAGACCTCGACCGGCTTCACGATCATCTTCCGAAATGCGTCGGGTGCGCCTGTGGCGCGCACCTTTGACTACGTGGCAAAAGGATACGGATACGTCCAATGAGTCAGGCGGCAATCTTCAGCGTCCCAGTAGTCGGTCCAGCATCGCCATCAGCGATGGCGGCGCGGACCGACGACAGCCTACGGGCTCTCCTCAGCGGTCACTCCGGTGCCTCGCGGCCGTCCTATGCTGTCGACGGAACCTTTTGGGTGTCGACGGCCACAGCGGGCCAACGAAAGCTCTATCTCTACGATGGGTCCGACGACATCTTGCTGATGGTGCTCGACACCGCGACCGATGCCGTGTTTTTCAGCGGCCTCGGCGCGGCCATTGCCGCCGCGGCCGCGAAGACTGTGCCGGCAGGTGCCGATAAACTCGGCTTGTGGGATAGCGTTTCCGGGGACACCAGAGGCCTCGGGCTCGATGACCTGAGTGCGTGGTTGGCCTCCGTTTCCGGCCTGACGAATATCTCTGGATGTGAAACTTTGTATATCAGCGGCACCACCATTCAGATGAAGACGGGCTATGTCTTCTTCAATGGCCGGCGCACCACGTTTAGCTCGGCATTGACGAAGGCGCTGAATGCGACGTTTGTAGCCGGCAATGCTGGCGGAATGCTTGATACCGGCGTCATGCAGGCGAGCAAAACCTATTTCATTCACGCTGTCCGTAACATTGCAACAGGCGCTGGCGACTGGGTGGCAAGCCTGCAATCGGACCCGACCTTCGTCAACATAGCAAACCTGACCGGATGGGAAGTGCAAGGCCGGGTGAACGTGGTCTTGACGACGTCTGGCAACGTCATCCGGCAAGCCATTCAGGACGGCAACGAGTACCGCCTTGCTGCTCAGGTCACCGAGTACAGTGGTGGGGCACTCGCTACGGTGGACAAACAGTGTGTGGGGGTTCCCGCAGGTATCTCCACCGAGGGAATCTGGCTACTGAACGTAGCGTCATTCGCCAACGAGGCGGGAACCATTAACATCTATGCCGAGGCCGGGGAGGCCCCGTTGGCGTCTCTGAACGTAAATGCTGGCTCATCGGCAAGCGCTAACTGGGTTGTGCAACGATCGAAGACACGCAGTGCCTCCGGGCTCATCCGCCTCCAGTGCGCCTCCTCGGCTGGCTCCCCAGCTTACATCCTTCAGACGGATGGCTTCGTGGATTATCTCGCCCCAAGACGCAATGGAGGGTCCGCATGACCACCGTCTATGTTCGCATGAACGCAACCACCGGCAAGGTTGACGCGGTGTCGGCCGGCCCTATGGATGGCTTCAGCCCTATGGATGATCAGGCGGCCGAAGTCGTCGAATTCCTCAACAGGAAACCCGGCGGCGACTCATACACGATTTCGAAAACTACTCCCTGGCTTCGCATGACGGACGAAGAGGCGGAAGAGATGGAAGCGGCAATGAACGCCGCGCCGGCTCGCCTGCGGGCGATCTACAACGCGGCGCAGTTCCTGCAATCGGATGATGATCTCTGGCCGACGTTGCTCAGCCTTATTTCTTCAACCCTGTCGCCGCAGCGGGCACAAGAGTTACTCGCGCCCGAAGCATGAAGCCGCCATAAGCAAAGCGCCCTGAATTCGAGCCATAGGCAAGCTCGTCCGCCAACGTCGGATGACGTGGGCAATCCCGTTAGATGGAGCCCCATATGACTGTAGCCCATGGCTCACAGACACAGCTCGCGTTCGTCAAAGAGACGACGCCGGGCGTTATCCCCGCAAATCCGCCTTGGCAGATCGCCCGCTACGTGAGCGAGGGGCTGACATTGGACAAGCAGACGGTCAGCTCGGACGAAGTCCGGGATGATCGCAACCGGACTGATGTCACCGACGTCGGCCGCCAGGTCACCGGGCCGGTCAACACGCTCTTCTCGTTTTTCACCTTCGATGATTGGTTGGCCGCGCTCTTATGCGGGACCTGGTCGGGGTCTTCGCTGAAGAACGGTGTCCTGCAAAAGACATTTGCTTTCGAAAAGCGGTTTGAAATGGGCGTGGCCGATGTGTTCACGCGCTACCTCGGGTGCAGGATCAACACTCTCGATCTGCAGCTGAATGCCAAGCAGAACGTCACCGCGAATTGGGGAATTCTCGGAGTTGGAAGCCCGAATCCGGCAGCCGCTGCGATATCCGGATCGACCTATGCCGGCGCCACGACGACCCCGGTTTTCAATGCCGCGTTGAATGTGGCATCCCTCTCGATCACGGGCATCACCACCACGCCGAAACTCCAGGCGCTCTCGATCAGGGTGAACAACAACCTCTACCCGGTCGATATCGTCGGCCAGTATGAGGTCTATGATTTCGGCCTTGGCATCTTCGATGTGACGGGGAGCCTCACGGCGGTTTTCGAAAGCTCGGATCTCTATCAAGCGATCATCGACCACTCCGATATCGGGATCTCAGCAACGCTGAGCGACGGCCTCGGCAACTCCTACGATATCAGCATCCCGAAGGTGAAGTTGACCAACGGCTCGCCGGTTGGCCCGGGCAACGGCCGGGCCGTCGTCATGGAAGTTCCGTTCACAGCAATTTTCGACCAAACGTCCGCCGCGACGATCGCGATCACACGGACGTTCGGCGGAATTAACCCGCCCGTCGGTCCGCCGGCGGCCCCGTCTCTCGACTTCAGCTCCGCCGACAACTCTCAATACATTGGACAGGTGATCTAAATGGCACAGGTACCGCAGCTTACCGTTCTCGACGCCAACGGCGATCCGCTTGACGTCGCAACCGTTACCGCGCTTATCGCGCTCGTCGGTGAGGTGCAGGCCTCTCCGACCGCCAACACACTGCTCGACCGCGTCAAAGCGATCACCACGGCGCTCGGCACCACGCTGGCGGTCAACCAGGTCTCGACCGCGGCGGATGTCTCTCAGAGCTTCACCAGGCAGAACAACACGACGGCCTATGCCGCCGGCGCCGTTGTTGGTGCGGCGGCCGCTGCGCTTCAGTTCACCGGGCTTGGCAAGTCCGGCGGCGCCTCGATCATGATCGTCAGCGCCCAGCTCGAGGCCGATGTCGCAACCGCGCCGGGGACTGCGTTCCGCCTGCATCTCTACAGCGCCACGCCGCCCTCGGCACCTGCGGATGCCGCCGCCTTCGACGTGCCGAGTGGCGACCGAAGCGTTTATCTCGGCTTTATCGACATTCCGGCACCGACCGATATCGGCTCGATTGCCCTGACCGAGGTCACGAATGTTGGCAAGCAGATCAGGGTAACAGGCGGCGACGTCTTTGGCGTGCTGCAGGCAGTCTCGGCCTACACGCCGACCGCGCTGGCCGTTTACAAGGTCTCCCTTCACCGCGTCGAGGTCTAATCGATGGCAATGACTAATCGGAAAATGCGCGCGATGCTTGCGAGCGCCAAGGGCGCCGCGCGCGCCGCCAGCACGATCGGCGGCATTGCCGTCGGCGCGGTAGGTGCTGTCGGTTCGATCTATGAGGGATATACCCTCAACGACGGTGACGAGTTCGCGGCGCTTGATCTAGTTGGCCCGGCCGCGCCGCGTGGCAAATATTTCCCGACGCGCACCTATGGCGCCGGGGCTCGAGGCTCTGACGGCGCGCTCGGCACGATGTTCGATACAGACCCGCTTTTCACTGGGCATATGGATAGCAACCGGGGCGTTCCGGCCGGCTTCAGCAATATGTCGCTATCGGCGAGCGTTCTCACCCTGCAATCCCGAAAGGCAACCTCTGGCGAGCAGGCTCATATGGCGCTTGCCAGTGGTGTTGTCCGCAACGAAGTTTCAGCGATGATCTCCGGTGCCGGCGCCATGTACTGGTATCCTGGCGTGGCTGGAACCGAGGATGTCATCTTCGAGGCCAGGGTGAGGATGTCGAGCGGCGCGCCGGCTGGCTGGCATCCCACGGTATGGGTGCAATCCCTGACGCCGGTCCAACCGATTGAATCCGATGAATTCGACCACGAAGGGACCAGCCTCGGCGCGAAATTCAATAAGAACCTGTGGACGGGCGGGTCAACGACCGCGTCGAGCTCTGGCACCCGCTTCGACCATGACGGCCAGTGGCACACGATCTCCTTCATCTTCAACAAGACGAACGCGCGGCGCTATATCGACGGAGTGCTGAACGGCACGCTGAACGGCGGCAATGACAAGGACAAGCCGCAATATCCAATCATCTCCAGCCACATCTTTAATCCGACCTTCGACGGCGACACCTACAGCCAGTCCGCATGGAATGCTGATGCCGACGGGGCGCAGATCGATGTCGACTGGATCCGCGTATGGTCGCGCACAGGCAAGCAGAGTTTCGCGCCGATCATCTCCGTCAACGACGTCAATGTCGATTACGGATCGAGCGTCACATTCACGCTCCCGAGCGCGCTGGCGATCTGGGGCGACGCCTCTGTCAGCGAATATCTGCAGGTTGTCTACAACGAAGAAAACGAGCCAGGCGTCTCGCATGCGGCCATCTATTCGCAGTTCCCGGCCGGAGTCAGCTACAACAGCGGGACGCGCGAGGTCACGGTCAACATCACCTCTGGGAGGACAGGGCGCCTGAATTTCGTCTTGGCGGGCTGGAAGGCCGGTTGTGCTGGCCGCCCGCTCCGCTTCGCCGTCAACGTTGGCCCGGTCCCTGTCGTTCCCGAGTTGGGCGTGGCGGGCGAAAGCGTCAATATCGACCTCTACGCCCTGCAGGATTGCGGTGTCCTCGTCACCAATGGCGCTTCCAAGACGAAAACTATCGCTGTCACTGGCCTAACTGGCTCAGGTCTTTCGTACAACGATGCGACGGGCCGGATCACCGGCACAGCCGTCGCCGGCACCTATACCGTCCAGGTCACGGTCACCAACTCGGTGGGGCAGAGCAAGTCCGCGTCGGCCAGCAAGACAATTGCGGCCACCTTTAACCCGGCAACGGAATCAAAAATTGTCGAATGGTGGGATGCGAACGACAACGCTACGGTGTTCAGCGATGCTGCAGCGACCACGCAGGCTGTCGCCGGCTCGTCGTCTGTGCAGGCATTCATCGGCAAAAAACTCGGTGCGGCTCTGGCCAACAGCGTCGGCGCCCAGACACCGGAATATCTCACCGATGCCAACGGCAAGAAGAGCATCAAATTCGTCACGGCGAACAACGACTATCTTTTCACCACAAATAGCACAGTCGTTAGCGAGATGACGGGCGACGACAACCCGTTCACCATCATAGCGGCAGTGAAGCGAGGCACCCCGTCGGTCTCGGGCACCCCTTGGTCCTGCTCGCCGGATGCTGGGACCATAAACAACTACATTCGCGGCTCGTTCGGCGGGACAAACAACGTCGGCTTTGGGCGCAACGTCAACAACACGCTCGTCCAGAACCAAAGTGCCGATGGCCTGGTGACCGCTGATCACTGGTACACGGTGGCGTGGATATTCGAAGGCCAGACGGTGACGATCCGGGTCGAGGGCGTTGTCGTCCTGAACCAAGGTTCCCTGAATGGGCCTGCGATGACGATCAACCGGATGTCCTTGGGCGGCCGCTACGATGACAGCACGAACGCCTACACCGCCGCCGTTGCCTTCGGCGGTGCCTATGGAGAGGTCTTCCTGATGGACGGCACGGTAACGTCAGCAGACAGCAAGGTCGGCGTCGCAGAGGCCTACCTTATGGCGAAGTGGACTAATTGACACAATCGCCGAGAAAGAAGGCCATCCCAAGAAATCGGACTTGCAAAAATCCCTCCGCCCCGTCTTTAAGATTACCATTAATTAACGTTGGGGTCGGGCGATGAAGGTAGTCAAAGAGTTCGATGGACTTAGGTGGCTGATGGCTATGTGGGTTTTCATCGGGCATGTTCTTTTTCTAGCAGGCTTAAGAGAAGGGAGGATCTTCGGCTTCCTCTCTCAGGGTGGTCACGCCGTTTCTGTTTTCATCATGCTGAGCGGCTTCGCCATCACCACATCACTTGTTAGAAGTCAAAGCACCTACGCTGGATACTTGGCGAAAAGGTTCTTTCGGATTTATCCGATCTACCTCGTTGCGTTGATCCTTGGCATTTCAACCTCTCACCTGTTCCCCTTGGTAATGCAGCAACTGCCATGGTCGGATCAGCCATCGTTGGCGCGTATCCTGATGAGAACGGATGGTGAGGAGATCGGGTTTTACTCTCATTTGATAGCGCACCTGACGCTGTTGCACGGCGCGGTTCCAGATACATTTCTGTATGGAGCCTCGCTTGCATTCAACGGCCCTCTGTGGAGCTTGTCGCTCGAATGGCAGTTCTATCTCGTAGCCCCGATCATGGTCGCCATCTGCCGCGCTCCAGAGAAGCGTTGGGTAAGCGCTGCTGTTCTGGTCACGCTCGGCATTCTTGGCCCAAACCTGTTCCAGGGGCACTTCGATCAGATCCCATCGTTTCTTCCGATGAGACTTTCGATGTTCGTGGTTGGGATCCTGACGGCGCTTTATCTCGATGAGCTTCGAAAAGAACCGCGCCTCATCTTCGTCGGTGCCGCGCTCTTTCTGGCTTCGTCGAGAGATCTCATTCCTGCTTCGATCTGGACAATCGCAGTTCTTTCTGTTGCCTGGGAGAGCAATCCGGTAGCACAGATCATGCGGCGTGTCCTGAAGGCGCCGGCTCTGGTTTACCTCGGAGTGCGGTCGTATGGGTTCTACGTGATCCACCAACCGCTGCTGCTTCTGTGGGCATACGAATTGCAGCAGATGGGGTTCGCTCAGTCGCGCGTCATCTTCGCACTTCTTCTAATGCTGGCCCTGCCGGTGACCATTGCCCTGGCGGCCCTCTCGTACAACTTTTTCGAGCTGCCAATTAATGACTGGGCTAAATCGCGTTTCTCAGATCGTCGGCCTGATGGTCGACCGATCGTCGCAACGGCGACTTGACCACCGCATCATGAAGTCGGCCGCCGCGCCGTCCGCGACCAGACGAAAGGATCGCGGATCTAAGCTCTGATCCGGCCTTTCCGGCCATGCTTCCATGCCGCCGTCTAGCGGCATTTTTTTGCCGCCCTCCTGAAAACATATCGGCCGTCAGTATCGGGTAAGGACATACTTGCGTGGATGGCAGATGGTAACAATCTCCGTGTGAGGACGATACGGCGGGCGGTACTCCACCAATAGCTCACCGCACTCGTGAACAGACTTCCTGACATACACCTTTTTAGGGTGGTAAACGACATGGCGCGTAGCCGGTGGTGGGCGATAGCCCTCGATCATGTCAGCTGCAAAAACGGGCTGGCACAGGATAGCTGTGGCGCTGACAGATAGAGAAACGGCTAGTGCTCGAAACATATTTCCCTCCTTGATGGTGTTAAGGAAATATGGCGAAGGGCGAAGATGTCGAGTGTTGGCTACCCCACCTGCCTGACATCATTTGATGCGCGGCCGCGCTAAAAAGCCAAGCCGCCTCCGGGCGGCATTTTCAGATCGAAAATCGGAGAACTCCCCATGCTCGTCCATAACTGGCGCGAGGTGCTTAAGCGCGCCTGGTCGGTGCGCCTGCTTACCTTTCTGCTTCTCATCATCATAGCCGAGCCCGTCTATTTGTTCTTCGCGGCCGAATGGGTGGCGAAGAGCTTCTATGTCCGGCTCGGAATGTCGGCGTTCACCGGCGTCATTGCCGCCGCTGCGATCGTTGCGCGCATTGTTCTTCAACAGAAAATCTCAGGGGATTTGAATGGCAAACCGTCTTCAGAAAGGTAGTGCCGCTGCAGCTATGGCCGTGGCGCTTGTGGGCTCGTTTGAGGGGCTTCGACAGAACGCCTATCCGGATCCGGCCACGCAAGGGCAGCCGTGGACGATCTGCTACGGCAGCACCAATGGCGTGAAGCCTGGCGACTTTAAGACGGTCGAGCAGTGCAAGGCGCTTCTCTCGCTCGAGCTCCAAAAGTACGCCGCCGGCATTGACCAATGCGTGATCGTCCCCCTGCCGGATGCTCGTTTCGTGGCGCTGACCTCCTTCGCCTACAATGTCGGGGTCAAGTCGGCCTGCGGATCGAGTGCCGTCAAGCTCATTAATCAGGGAAAGACGGCCGAAGGCTGCGAGGCTCTGTTGAAGTGGAACCGAGCTGCCGGCATCGTCTTCCCAGGCCTGACCCGCCGCCGGCAAAAGGAACGCCAATTCTGCCTTGAGGACCTGTGATGTTCGGGATCCTCGATTATGCCAAGCTTGGCGCCGGTGTCGCGGCGGGCATCCTCCTTTATCACGTCTACGCCGTCGCCATCGGCTATCCTTCCGCTGCTCGCGAGGCGCGGGCGGGCTACGTGTTCCTGGCTGAGAAAACCGCCGCCGACGCCCGCGCCGCCGAGATGGAGCGCCAGCGCAACGCCGCTGCCCAGGCCACCGAAGAACACCGGAAACGCCTCGAGGCCGCCCAGGCATCGGAGCAGGCCGCCAAAGACACCCTCGAAAACGAGATCCAATCCTATGAACTCCAGCTCTCCGAGAAGAACCGCGCTTGCGCTGTCACTGCTGCTGATCGTGACTGGCTGCTCCGCCACTGAGCGGCTGAACCGTGCGGCTTCCGCCAAAGGGCAGGCGCAAGCCGGTGTGCTGCTTCCGGCGCTTCCCGACGATCTCCGCAAACAAGAAACTCACGCGCCGATCATGGAAGGTCAGCCGCTGATCTCAATCCTCGCGCGGGAGAGGCAGGCGCTCGATCGAGCGAACAGTCGACAGCAACGAACAGTCGAATTCTACGACGATATCCAGACGCGCCTCGGCGCACGATAAGCATAGGGCAAGGGCAGGGCGCAATTAAATGGCGGATGAGATGGTAAACGGCAACGGCAACACCTTTGACCCAATGGCTTCATGGGCTCGCTTATCCGAGCGCGTCGAGAACCAAGGCAAGGATATCATCGACCTCAGATCGAACATGAACACAGGCTTTCAGGGCGTCAATGCCAATTTGGCTGCCTTGTCGAACGAGCTGCGGAGTTCCGGCAAGACGCAGTGGCCCGTCATTTGGTCGGCAATCGGCGTCGGCGTCGTCATTCTTTCGGGTCTGGGGTTCATGGCCCTTCAACCGATCAAGGACAACAATTCCCGTCTCGAGGACGCAATGTCACGGATGGCGGAAACCGCGGTGACGCAGAAGGATCTCGAATATCGTTCGACCCGATCATCGGAAGATCGAAAGCGAAGCGACGATGCGCTAACAGATCTTCGCATCAACAGCGTTAGCCGTAATGAATGGACAGAGCGCAATAGGGCTCGCGATCAAGAAGTTCTTGAGCTCAACCGACGCGTCGATGAACTGCGGCAGGATGTCGGAGCCGTGTATGGCACCCGCGATGTGATTCAGGACATGAAGAAAGAGATCGACGATTTACGGGCCCGCCGGTTTCAGCCGCAACCCACCGGCGGATAGATGACTGCGCCTTTCATTCCACGCCAATACTGCCCGCCACGCCTCATGCTCGCGCTGCCTGGCGTTGTCGCTGAAAAGCGGCGACGTCTCGACAGTGATTTTCTCTCCGCAAGTCGGGCAGGATATGATCGAGATGGCGCCGTATAAGGCCTGCGGCCGGTGGCCGCGGCTGCATCGATCAAGCTGCGGTGTCATGTCGTTAACTGCCGGAAACCGCCAGCGCATCACTCCTCCCTCATTCAACTATTATCCCGTCCAGTGGCGAAAACCTTCATAAGCTTGCTGACAATAAAAAAAGCCCCGCCGAAGCAGGGCAGTTGGGGAAACTCGAGATGACGTGGAGATGCCTTGTTCATTACTCCATATACGGGCCACGCAGAAGGGCTGGAGAAGGAGTGGACCATTGCCCGCTGCGCGGCCCGAACCCCTTTGAAGGGGCAGATCGCGAACAGACGGGCAGATGCTATCCAACGATCCAAACATTTAACCACCAGCCGAGGATGCGGTTCCCGTCCAGTTCCGCACCAATCGTATCGCCACTTCGGCAGTGGCTAAAGAATAGCTAAACCATGTTTCTTATGTCGTTCGTTGCTTTTGGGAAAAAATCCTCGCGACGGCGAGGATGAGCATGGTGGGGTTTATCGTAGGCATGCGCATCTAGGCGCTGCACAAATATTATGCACTACATTTCCATTTTTGCAATAAATAATACTTTTGCAAACTCTGGTTTTAAAAGTTTAGAGTCAAACAAAAGTGATTGTACGGTTTCCGACTTAAGAAAAAGACAACTAGATCTGAAAGGAATATGTCCTATTGTTTCATCTGGCCGCTCGGCGATTATTTGCTTACCCCAAGCAATGTGTCTCCTGTACGCTGGGCGGCCGACATCAATCGCACCAGTCGTTTCGCTGCTTCGGGCTCCAGGTCCGCGCAAAACCCTCCTTGAGTAGCTTCATGCCGATCTCTTCCCCATTTGTTCGATAGATGTTAACGAGCGGCCGGTGCGAAGGCGTCCGGTCGACCGCTCCGCTCGACACGATCCGCAATCCCTTTTCAGCCAAAAGCTCTTTCAGCCTTCCCTTGGCGATCAGCGCCAGCTTCCGTTCCTTGATGCACTTCGCGTGCGATCCGATCTCCGGCGTGTCGATGCCCGAGACGAACGGAATACCCTCCCCAAGCAGCCGCATGTTCTGCCCGTCGCATTTGACGGTGTCACCGTCGACCGCCGTCAGCGATGCGCAGATGATCAGTCCAGCAATCATTCAATGTTCCCCTTCAGGTATCCTGCCTTAGCGCGAGACATAGCCGATGACGATTCTGGCGCCGCGGTGACCGCACTTGCATTTAAGTCGCGGGCCGATTGTCGAAATCTTCGTATGTTTGCCGAGCCGCTTCTGCAACGCCCACCGATCGAGCGGCTGCTTACGCTTGCATTTCGGGTCCCCGCAAAATGCCACCATCCCCTCCCACTCGGCCAGTTCGCCGATGGCTCTATCGTCTTTGCGTGCGTCCTCCGGCTTCACATACCCGCGCCGCCGCGCCCATTCTTCCGGGCTGTGGTGATAGGTGAGCTTGCACCGTTCGTAATATTTGTTTTCGGTTCGCTGACAACCCAGGTTCTCTTTTGCGAGTGTCTCGAGGAGCGTCGGCATTGGGACGTTGCCATGCTTGGCAATCAGGGCGTCACCTTCGAAGAACTTCAGGATCTCGCACTCCTCGCAAATCACTCCAACCCGCTTGCCGGCATATGATTTCAAGCCTGCGCCGGCGTCGGATGGCTTCCATTCATCGACGCTCATAATCCGGCAGCCATCCGCGAACCATGCCTTTGCTCATCACGCCTTCGGCGAGGGCCAACTGGCGCCGCAGGTGCTTTATGTCCCCCAGCAGTGTGCCAATCGCTGCTTGGGCGTCCTGATGGTGATAGGCGAGGACGGCTTCAATCTCGCGCCGGTTCATCGCGCCTGGACCCCGCTCGTCACTATCCACGGCTTCGCCGATCGGCTGCTCGCGCATATCCGTGCTCCATATTCGTTGTTTCCAGATTGGCGGCCGCCTCGCCGATGTTCTTATTATGTTCGCGTCATGTCGGGAGTCAATAATCAATCTTGGTCAATTGCTTTTTAAGGCATTGCTGATGAACTCGCGGCATGACAAAGCCGCCTCGCAAACCTTCACAGCCGCTGCTCGGTGACGTTGACGCACCAATTCGCAGCCGCGCTCGCCGCCGTCGAGATCCCGCCCAGTCCCAACTCCTTCTTGACCCCATGCCTGCGCGCATCGAGCCATGCCTAGCGCTGTTGAAGTCGCGGCCGCCGAAAGGGCCGCAATGGACATTCGAGGTGAAGTGGGATGGGTACCGGCTGGCCGTCCACATCGAACCGTCGGGCGTTCGTATCCTGACCCGCGGCGGCCATGATTGGACAGAGCGCTTTCCAGCGATCCTGGCGGAGGCCAAGCGAGTTCCTGTCTCAACAGCTATATTGGATGGCGAAGCCGTCGTGCTCGACGCGCAAGGCCGTTCTGATTTCGGCATGCTTCAGCAGTCCCTTGGTGGGCGAGGCGGGAAGAGGACGTCGAGAGACGCAATCTTCATGGCGTTCGATCTTCTGTATTTCGACGGCCACGACATCACCGGGACCGAGCTCGTCTCCCGGCGCCATCTCCTAGAGGGGCTGGTGCCGCCGGGCGGGGAGGAAGCCATACGGCTTTCTGAAGAGATCGATGCGGACGGTGAAAAGCTTCTGCGCATCGCGTGCGAGCACGGGCTCGAAGGTATCATTGCGAAAGACCGCAACAGCCCGTATCGCAGTGGCCGCCTCGGCGATTGGGTAAAGATCAAATGCGTCCAGAGCGATGGCTTCGCGATCATCGGGTATGAGAAGTCGACGGCATCGTTCGGGGGCATCGGCCGGCTGCTGCTCGCCGCGCGCAAAGGGAATGACCTCGTGTTTGTCGGGGGAGTTGGAACCGGCTTCAACGAACGTTCCGCGGGTGAGCTCCGGCAGCAGATGGACGAATTGATCGTCGGCAAGCCGGCCGTCGACATAGGACGGAAGCGAAACGCGGTATTCGTCCGTCCGAAGCTGGTTGCCGAGATTGAATACAGAGCCTGGACCCATGACGGGAAGCTTCGACATGCATCTTATAAAGGTCTCCGCGATCCCGCAGACCATTCAGATCTGTATGAGGTTTGAGGAATCGTGTTCTCTAAAACGGTGATGTAGTTTGATTCGAGGCTTTTCTGTGCTGGCAAACTTTGAAGAGATTTTGATCGCGATCCCGGACCCTGGGTCGAAGTCTCATTTTTCCGAGGCCGTTCGCTGTTATGAAAGTGGAGCCTTAAGAGCTGCTATAGTCTCCGCATATATTGCCCTCTGCTTTGATTTGGTCGCCAAACTGAAAAGCATGGCCGAACTAGGAGATGGAAAGGCCAAGCAGGAATACGGGAAGATCGAGAACTTCAACGAGCAGGTTAGGGCCGGCAATCAGGAGGTCATTAAGAACATCCTGGAATTTGAGCGGGGGCTCATTGAGCTTTTCCACAGGGACTTCGAGTTTCTGGACAATCACGAGTACACCGAACTCGTTAGACTGCGGGACGATCGGAACAGATGCGCGCACCCAACCTTTCTCGATACAGGAGGCGCGTACGTTCCCTCGCCAGAATTGGCGCGATTGCATATTCGAAACGCGGGATTGTTTGTTCTTGCGCAGCCCCCGAAACATGGTCGGGCCGCGATCCAGAGCCTGAAAAGCTTGATAACGTCTCAGTTCTTTCCGTCGGACGAGGCGTTGGCGATTGAGCGCTTGAAGGGATCCGAGATCGCGAACGCGAGAACTCCCCTGATCAACGGAATGGTTGACGAGATAACATTTGGTTGGCCAGATCCGAGCCATGAGTTTCACCATCAATTTTCAGCTATGACCGCCCTTGGAGCGCTCACCCACCTGCATAGGGCTCCCGCCCTGTCCCGCATTCGGGAAAACGTTTTAAAACTCCTGAAAAGGACGGATGGGGATTCTGTTCATCTTGGCGCATACTTGGCTGTCCGTTTTCCCGACATCGGAAATTCGGTCGACTCCGTTTCACTGGCTACGTTGTCCGCTTGGCTAATGCAGCTCAACGATGAGTACACATCCAATCTGGTTTCGCTTGCACTTCAAATTTCCGGGCTGAGGGCGCAAGCGTTGGCTAAAGTATCATCACTCACGGCTGCGCAAATGCAGCGCCAATTCCTTCCGCCACCTCCTGAGGTTCTCGCTCGTGCCGTTGCTCTCTATTGCGAATGTCCAAATTGGACCGACGCAAATGCTGTAGCTCGAATTTGCGCAATACCTCTGGCCCAGTTCATGTCACCCGAACAAATCGACGACATTTTTCGCGCAGCATCTGGAGGCGGGTCGGATCTCAAGGGGAGTCACGAATTGCCGAACTTCCTCTACGAGCTCTATGCAAAAAACCCAATAGACAACGGCAAGCTCGACGAGTTAATCGCTAAGTACGAGCTTACAACCTATCGAAATATTGCCCTCTCGAGGATTGCATCTTTGTTCGTCGACGGACAAAGCCCCCCAGCGCAGTGATAGAAAAGGGGCGGAAAAACCGCCCCTCGATGTGCGCGTTTTGTGAGAGCAACGTGGGAGGAGCTTTCCAATGTTCTCCACCCGTTCTCGTATGTTCTTCACCGTTTTTCCCCCTTTTACTGGGAAGGCGGTCCCAGCCGCCGCTCTCCGCGCCGGTTTGGGACCAGAGGGTCGGGAGTTCGAATCTCTCCACTCCGACCATTCAATATCCCGATATCTTGCATCTTTGACAGCCGCATCATGGCCCGCATTGTCGGGCGTGGTGCCGGCCAACTGCGTCCGGAAACGGATGACAGACAGATAAAGCGCGTCGCATCAAACTTGATTGATGCGACGCGCTTTAGCTTTGTTTTATGCATGAGTGCCACGTTAGTCACCAGCAACCTTCCGTCGACGATGACGGAGACCTTGGTGTCCGAACGCCTGATCGGCGCTCGGATATCAGCACGATGGTTGTGGCGATCGGACGACCGCCACAACGGGGACAATTACAGGAGAAAATCGCCTGCCCCCAAGTGGACCAAGCCCTTCAGCTGAACCTCGAAGTCATGAACACCGTCGCCGTTCGTGTCGGCCTGGATAACGGTAACATCGTTCGCGGTTCCGGACTGGTCGTCATAGTGCCAAGCGAGCGCGCCAGCCTTGTGGTCGAACAGGGCATTCTCCTGTGCCTGAAAATGGAAGGTTCCATTGCCCGCCGCAGAGCCATTCGCATCGATCGCCGAGAGGTCGATCTTATCGATGCCGTGCTGGAAGTCGGTGATGACGTCTCGGTTCAAGCCGGACCCGGTTTCCGTCGGTGCTTTCAAGATAAACTTATCCTCGCCGGTGCCACCGGTCATAATGTCCTTTCCGGCACCACCAATGAGGACATCATTGCCGGCGCCGCCGTCCAGCTTGTCCGCGCCAGCCCCGCCAGTGAGAACGTTGCCGCCGCCGTTGCCGCCGGTCAGTACGTCGTTGTAGCTTGAGCCGGTCAAGTTTTCGATACTGGCGATCTTGTCGCCGGTCGCCTCGCCGCCCGATGCGACCTTAGTCGCCAAGTTGACGTTGACCGCGCCGGAGCCCGCATAGCTGGCGGTGTCGTTGCCAGTACCGCCGTCGAGCGCGTCCGCGCCGGCCCCGCCCTTCAACACATCACTACCACCGAGACCCTTGAAGGTTTCGTTGCCGCCGTTCGACTGACCGGTGTGTGGCAGGATATCGTTGCCATTGGTGCCGACGAATTCCTTTGTCGGCGCGGTTGGCGTTGTCGGTTGCGTCGGGGTGGTTGGCGTTGTTGGCGTTGTCGGTTGCGTCGGCGTTGTCGGCGTTGTCGGCGTGGTTGGCGTTCCCGGGGTCGAGCTGGAGCCCGATTCGTAGGCACCGATATCGACAGTTCCAACGACGCGAGCGTGGCCGTCCAGATCGACCGATGCGACACCGTATTTGCTGGTTCCGCTGTCGATCGCCGACGAGCCGGAGCCGAGGTGGAAGTTGTCGCTCGCTGCCCCCGCGAATGTCGGGTCGACGCCGAGCTTATTGCCGTTCGCCGTGCTGGGCATCGCGTTGCCGCCGTCGGTCTTGACCGATGCCTGGCCGGCCGTGCCGTTGTAGGTGATGTTGTTGGCCCAGACGACGTTGCTGTTGGCGCCACTGGTAGACGTGTTATCGATCGCAGTGTTGTTCTTGTTCACCGATGGGTCCGCTACGGCGACGTTGTTGACCCAGGTGTTGTTGTTCGACGCGGAGTTGCTGAGCTCGCCGCGCCAGGTGCCGGTGTTCGCGTTGTCCTGATTGTTGTGGTATGCGGTGTTGTTTTTCACCGTGACAGAGTCGCTCCAGGTAACCTGAATGCCCTTGCCACCGTTCTCGTAGACGAGGTTGTTCTCAACCAGGGTCTTGAATGTGTAGTTCGGATGACCGCTCGACTGCGTGCTCTGGAAATCGTCGATGATGATGCCATTGCCATCGGTGTGTGCACCCGCCTTCGTGACGTTGTCGTGTGAGATATTGTTCCGCACGATCGTCCGGTAGCCGTCCGTCGAGGTATCGCCGGTAATGTTCCGGTTCTCGTAGATCGAGATGCCCGAGTACCAGCCGGACGACGCGTTATTGTACGTCTCGTTCCCTTCGACCCGGATGAAATCCGATTGGTTGAACTGAATGCCCGACTCGCCGCTGTCGTGGACAGTATTGTTGAGGATCTGGATGTGGTGGACGTTGTTCGCTTCAATGCCGTCGCCAGTGCCGCCCTTGATGTCAAAGCCGTCGATGACCACGTAGTTGCCGTTGACACTGATCCCGGTGTATGAGCCCGCTGGCGGCCGGATCAGCGCCCCCCCGGGCACTTCCGAGCGCAGCGTGATGTTGCCTGCCGCTGAGCCGTCCTTGTCGATGTTGATGGACTCGTTGTAGGTCCCCGCTTTCACCACGACCTCGTCGCCGGGCTTAAGGTTCGACGCCATCGCGTCACCGATCGTGCGGAAAGGCGAGGAGGCACTGCCGTTACCGCTGCTGCTGCCAGTCGTCGCTACGTAGTATGTTGTCATTGTCTTGTTCCTCAACCCCTGCCCGTTAATATTTTAGGTTAATCATGTCTTACGGCGGGGGGTTATAGGGCGACATTTTGGAGGGCGCAACAGCAACGCAACGGTAAGTACTTGAGAAACATAGCCATATTGCTGCCACATTATCCCAATCACCTCGATGTTACGTTTTGAAATATTTGTAGAATTTCGAGTCGCCCAAATTGAGGCAGTATAAATGTCTCGCATTTCGCGAATTATTCTTTCTGCAACTATAGCGAAATGCGTCTATTGAAAACATTAGAAAAACTTGACGGCGTGACTGGATTCCTCTCGCCAAAGGCGGAATCGACATTTTTTTCTGAATTTAGCAATTTTTGAGCAGAATCGCCCTAAAAATGGGGGCTGATCGAGATGGTTGGGGGAGGCAAGACCGTCGAATCGCCTGCACTTCGGACTTCACAATAAGCCCCCCATCAAACGGATCGGCGATCAGGCAAAGCTCTCGTTTTCTGATCCCGATGCAGCGTTCAGGTACTCGGAACGCCGCTGCAGGCATGCCGCAAGAAGCGCGTCTACACTCCGGCGAAGTCCCGCTCTATGACATCGAGCTTGCTCCGACGGCTATTGCAATGTCAGCCGTTACTGAAACATCGGCTTTGCCAAAGCTGTCGTCGATACGACAACGGTAATGAACCGTGCCTAAGGTTTGAATGACAACCGCGTTTCGAGCGGGCCATTGACGGCTTGCGAGGGTCGGGACCGCAAGCCGTCGCTTGATCCAGTTTAACGCCCTTGGAAAATCTTGATCAGCTTCGGTGTGAACTTGTGGCTTTTGATGGCAACGAAATCATCGTAGGTGGCGCGACCGGAAATCATCGCCGCTAGAAGCCGATTGCAGGCAACGCGCGGAGCGTCTTTGTCCGAAGCGTTTGTCACGATGCCAGCGTTGCGGCGCGCATTTGCATCGAAGCTCTTCACGCAAATATTGACAGCCTCATTTCTCGCTCTTGCACTCCCCTGCGTCAAAGTAACGAAGGAATCATATTCCTGGCGAGTCGGTACGCAGGCAGCGAGCAAGGCCATGGCAATCAATACTATTATGGTGCGAGTAGGCATTGTTATCTTATTCCTTTAAATATCCGATGGTCGGTTTCTGGTGTTTATTTCGATTCGTGTGATGCAGGAAAGACCACGCGCAAAAATTGCGATGTCGCCCAGAAGAAAAATTGCTGCATTTTGACAGTTCAGCCTGCAGTATACTGCCCTAATCACAATAGGCGGGATGTTGTTTCGCCCGACGGGTTGTAATTTGGCCGCCAATCCTGAGGAGGCGGAACATGAGAACCATCCTATCCAGCGTCGGCGCTGCGGCCTTCATGCTGTCGGCTGTGAACACCTATGCCGTCGATCTTCCGGCCGGCGCCAAGAAGGTCACGATGGAAGAGTTTAAAGCATTTGCTGATGGCAAGCATGTGAAGGTGGAGATCGTTGATCTGGACAAGCCCGTGACCGCCGATCTGGTCTGGAACTGGAAGAAGGGCACGATCACCGGTAAGGCTGATGTCGGCGGCAAAACGATCGACGTGAAAACCAAACTCACATTCAAGGGCGATAAAGCTTGCTCCAATGGCAAGGGCGAAAAACCGAGCTGCCATTCGATCTATATCGACGGCGACAAGTTCTACGAAGTTCGCGATGATATGAAAGTTCATGCGGTCTCGACGGTCGGCTGAAGCCGCGGCTCGAGAGGAACTTGCTGACATGTGGGCAGTCGCAGCGGAAACGGCCCGCCAACACGGCGGGCCGATGTTTTACCTTGAAGGTCCATGACGGATCTGCGCTGCTCGGATCTTCTTAGCGATCGAGGAAATGCTCGAAGTAGACCTCGGGGATCGGGTAGGCGTAGACGCCTCTATCGACGAAGCCGTGTCTGTAGAGGCAGTTTCTGAGCGCCGCATTGTAATGCAGGCTTTGCGGATCCGGCGAGCCGCGTCGCCAGGAGCCCGCCTCCGGCACGCACCACCGCAGCGATTTGTCGTATCGAGCCAGGAGGACCGGGTCGGTATCGACCCGGATGCCGCTGTAGGATTGATAGTTTGAAGGAGATTCCGCGGCCGAAATACAGCCCAAGCTAAGCGCAACGCCAACGACTGCCATCAATCTCATTGGATTTCTTTCTCCCGTGATCGATTATCGAAGTAATCGAGCGGAACGATATTGGTTCCAGCGTCTGCGGGCAAGGGGACTTGTTGCCTGCGGTCTGAGCGGCGCATGCCCTGGATTGCCGACGCTCCGTGACAGATGAGCCTCTATCGCGAAGCGCCGGGCGCTCTTCGATCAATCCAGGAGATCGGCGGGTACTTTGCCGCCATTTTCCGACAGGCGTTTCATCAGTGCCTTGTGCAGCCACATATTCATTTTGGCGGAATCACCGGTGTCGCCGGTATAGCCGAGTTCAGAGGCGAGCTCCTTGCGCTCAGCCATGCTCGCATCCATCCCGACCGCTTTCATCAAATCCACGATCGAGTGGCGCCAATCGAGTTTCCGGCCGCTCTTTTTCACCGCCGCGTCGAGGATCGGGACGATATCGACATTTGCTGCGGCCGGGGCCGTGGCCGGCTTGCTTTGAGCGGGAGAGGCGGTCGGTGCCGGACTGGGCGCCGCCGAGGGCGAGACGGGAGCCGGGGCGGGCGGCGCCTTCGGCGCGCCTGATGCAACGGGTTCGGCTGCTTTTGCTTCCCCGAAGATTGCATGTTTGATCTTGTCGAAAATGCCCATTCTTGGACCTCCAGTTCCATTAGATGAGAACATGCTGAAACATGGACTTCTTGCCTGATATATCCAGAACGGAAGGGCGTTATTTTTCGCTATCTCAATCAGTGATGGAGAAGCCAGTTCCAAGGCAAGGCGCAGGCGATCTGCAAAACTGCCTAAGGTTCAATCGCCGTCAATCGCATCGACAACTGCGTTTTTGCTTGCCGCACTGAAGATCCCCGACGCAGTTCGGAAGGAAATACTCAGCCGGCGTTCCAGTGACGGCAAGCCATGTTCGCTTTCGGCACAGTCGGGTCGGTAATTCGCATTTCAATAACCCTGAAAGATCATTGCACGCCACGAAGCCGACTTGCCGCGCCGGGTTGTGAAACATTCGTCATCTTTTCACGTTGCCTTGCAATGGATGTCCTGCAGGTTGCAGGCGTCCAGACGATCGAAGGCACGCGCGTTCCTCGATTTTCGATTGCCGGGCAGATCGCCCGGCGAATGGAAACGGAGGAAAACATGACCCATAATCACAATAGACTATCCATAGCGGTGCTCGTATCCACCTGCGCCCTGTTTGCCATGACGGCAAGCGATGCACATGCCATCGATGTCGGCGTATCGGTAAATGCCGGCAATGCCGCCAGCGCCGATGTCGGGGCATCGCTTGGCGGCGGCAGTGGCATTAGCGCCGATGCCAATGCTTCCGTCGGCGGTTCGAGCGGCGTCAACACCAATGCGACCGCCAATGCCGGCGGCGGGCGGGGCGTTGATGCCGATCTCAATGCACGCATCGGCAGCACCGGTGGGCTTGATACCGACGCCACGGCCTCGGTCAGACGCGGCAGCGGCGTCGATGCCAATCTCGCCATCGGCGGGGCAGGGGGCAGCAACAAATCCGCGACTGAGGGTAACCTCAGCGCATCCCAGGCCCGCATCCTGGACGACTTCCGGTCGAGGCCGGTCAATGAGCAACGCAAGATGCTTGTCCGTTGCGTTGATATCTCATCGCCTGGCGGCTCGGCCTCAGGTGGTTCTGATTCCGGCCTTGCCGGTCTCTGCAGCCTGCTGCAGGCGTCAGCCTCGCGCTGAACGTGAAAGACCCGCCGAACCGGAAGGCGCGGCGGGTCTCAAATAGCTTCAGCTCCCAAGCCTATGCAGGATCTGGCCTAATGCAGAATCTGGCTGAGGAACAGCTTGGTGCGTTCGTGCTGCGGATTGTCGAAGAACTCGGCCGGCGAATTCTGCTCGACGATCTGGCCCTGGTCCATGAAGATGACGCGGTTGGCGACCTGGCGGGCAAAGCCCATTTCATGGGTGACGCAGAGCATGGTCATGCCTTCTTCGGCGAGACCCACCATCGTGTCGAGCACTTCCTTGATCATCTCGGGATCGAGCGCCGAGGTCGGCTCGTCGAACAGCATGATCTTCGGGTTCATGCACAGCGAGCGGGCGATCGCTACGCGCTGCTGCTGGCCGCCGGAAAGCTGTCCCGGATATTTGTTGGCCTGCTCGGGGATCTTGACACGCTTCAGAAAGTGCATGGCGACTTCTTCCGCCTGCTTCTTCGGCATCTTGCGCACCCAGATCGGCGCCAAAGTGCAGTTTTCGAGGATCGTCAGGTGCGGGAAGAGGTTGAAGTGCTGGAACACCATGCCGACTTCGCGCCTGACCTCGTCGATCTTTTTCAGGTCGTTGGTGAGTTCGGTGCCGTCGACGATAATGCGGCCCTTCTGATGCTCTTCCAGGCGGTTGATGCAGCGGATCATCGTCGACTTGCCGGAACCCGACGGGCCGGCGATGACGATGCGCTCGCCGCGCATGACCTTGAGGTTGATGTCGCGCAGCACGTGAAAATCGCCGTACCACTTGTTCATGTTGATGATATCGACCGCCACTTCCGTTGCGGAAACGGTGAGCTTTTTAGCTGGAGCTTCAGCCAT